CAAACCCGTCATCAGTAGGTGGCGGCGCGTCTTCCGGCACATAGTCGGCTTCCGCAACAAACTGGTCATCGTTGACCCCGCCGTCCCCATACTGCTGGCGTTTCGCCAGTGCTTCCTGTTCGGAGGCAAGCAACGACTGCTCGTCATAAAGGTTTCTTTGGTCAGTGGGCTGCCGCCTGCTTTGAACGTCGGCCTCCATAGCCCTGCGGTACTGATCGCTAGGCTGGAATACTGTGCCGGATGCCCTCTTTGCTCGGTCAGTGGTTGGCTCAACAGCCTCAAGAATGTTCATCGACGCCTGAACATGAGGCTCCAGCCGCGCCGCCATCCCGGGGTCTGGCAAGTCGAGCAAATCGAGAATGAATCCCGCCACTTCCCTGGCGGTAGGTCGGCGGGTAACAATCTGCTGGCCTTCGGGGAACTGCATGAATCCCCGCCAGATCGGCATGAGGGAGTCCAGATTGAGCGGAGCGGCCCTGACTTCGGTCAACGACGCCTCTCGCAACAGACGGTCGCCTCCGCTGGCAGCGGCAGATTTTTTTACGTCACCGCTAGAATCGAATGCGTCTGACATAGCCGCTGCTGCGCTGTCCACAGCATCAACTGTCTGCCCCGGCCCCCCGAGTTCCCCTACGGAAATGCCGCCATTTCCAGAGGTTGCCAGCATATCCGGGTCAACGTATTCGTTGACCATGCGGAAGATTTTCTCCCGCATCTTATCAACGTAAGACTTGCCTTCCCGCAAGGCTAGGTCATCGTCTCGTTTCTTGGATTTAGCGGTTCGGCCCCCTGAACCAGGAAGCAACTCTTCTTTGACTTCTCTGGGGTCATAGAAGTAGTTGGGGTCTTGCGTTAAGTCTTCGACCGGGGCTGCTGGGCCTGGGTTTTTCTGTGTCCGCTCCCGTTCCCTTGCAGCCTTGAATTCTGCGTCGATCTCGGCTGGGTCGCGAGCGAAGCCTGCTGCGGGGCTTTTGTCAGTCAGCCTCGCGGGTTCGTCTGGGCCGAATGACAGGTTCTCCCTCGCGCCGCCGCTCTTCTTGAATTCCTTCTCGGCGATCTCTGGCGGGGTTGGGAGGACAACTTCCGTTCTGGTTGCGCGCTCCCGGGGCGGGGCTGCCTTGCCCCGCTTTGTAGCCCTGCGTTGCGCCCGCAGGGAATCTACCGTAATACCGAGTCGGTTGGCTTCCTCAACGTCTTGCAAAAGAATCCAAGCCAGCCGATTGGGCGCGTCTGGTGGAATGTCTTTGTAGATGCCGGTGCGACGTTCGGACTGTTCGGCCAGCCGATACTTCTGCCGCGTATCGCTATCTATGTAGTTCCTTAGACGCATCACCTCGGGGAGAGCGTTGCGTCCTTCGGGAACAAACACATCCCTCGGGGCGGGCATCTGCCGAGAAGACAGATCGCGGTTGTCGATAAAGGAATCTATCTCTGGGTGGGCTTCCATCAATGAGCCGAGAGCGGAGGTCATCGCCTCGCCCCGGCGGGTGGTCGGGAAGTCCGGGTCATATCGCGCTAGTTCGACATAGGAATCAATGATTTCCTGTGCCTGGGCTAACGCTTTTGCCGCAGGCTCGGAGAGTTGCTCTATATCCGATGGGGCAATTCTCTCAACGACGTTGGCGTCTGCCTCAAACTCTGGCCTGTATCGAGTTATCCTTCTCGTCTCACCAAAGTTTGGATTTGGTTCTACCCCTCCTTCGGGAGGATCGAAAGTAAACTCATCTAAGCGATCTTCGAGAATCTCAAATCGCCTAACTGGGGCAGTGGGAGCGGCTGTCTCGGAGGGTGCAGTGCTTGCGGCAGGCTGCCTGTCAAAGGCTGCGAGTAGTTCGTCCTCTCGCCTGTTGACTAAGCCCTTTTTTTCAATGTATTCCCACCAGAGGTCTGTGTTGTCAGCCTGTTCTGCCAACTCGGCCAGCCGCCTACGGTCTTGTTGAGCCTCGTCAATGATGCTCTGGCGGGCCATGTTGCGAACGCTATCGTCATCAAGTTGCGCTCGCAGCGTATCGAGAATGGCCTGTTTCTCTTGGATGAGGGCAGGCTTCTCGGCGGCTGGGGCGGCTTCGATGCGGAAGTAATAGTCAGTGTCGGTCGCGCGAATCGCGCTTTCTATACGACCCCGCATCAACTCGATTTGTTCGCTTACGCGGGGATCGACGGACGAACCCCCGCCTTGTGAGCCGCGCTTAGGGCTGCCTTCCATCTCCACCACTGAGCGATAGCCGCGCCTGATTTGTTCCTGGCTCCAGCCTTCAGGATCGGTCACTACGGAGGTGTTGTCTGGCGAAGCACCCTCTAAGTACACCAACTCGGAATCGTCCGGCACTCTCTCTCGGGTCGCCGCAACGTCCACCGACTCAATTGTTTCTAGACCGCCGTCCTCTATTGCTCGCCTCGCGCGCGAGCGGGCGCGCGCTTCCGATGTAGTGTCGGGCGAGAGTGAGGTCGCATCGCCAAAAACGTCCGCGACGATCTGGGCGTCGGCAGCGTCAAGCGCACCGAGCAGGCGACTCTGAACCTCTGGCGAAGCGTTGGAGAAAGCCAGACCATATAGGCGGCTTCCGGCGTCGGGGGCCGCTCGATGCTGCATTGCAGCGGCGAGCAGCGAATCGGCAATCTGCTGGAGGCTACTTGCTTCCTTCACCTTCATTCGCCGTTCGATGCCTGCCAGCACCGTAGGACGCTCGACGGCAAGACGCGACATCTCTGCGTCTAAGGCAGGGGCTTCGGCAGCGACGAGATCGTCCAAAGTCGCAAAAGGGCTACCGGGTGGTTGGTCGCCCACACCACCGCGTAAGCGGCGCGACTTTTTGCCGGAAGATTTTCTGCGCCTGCCGCGAGCCATTTACTCGGCCTTCTTCTTGCGCTTCTTAGGCTCTTTCTCTAGCGGAACCTTGGACATAGCCTTCCGCATCGACCCCTTTTTGAAGTCCTCTTCGGTGACAGGGATGGGGGCTGGCGATCCTTTGGTTTCGCTATGCAGAGAGGCCAGTTTCTCGGACTCCGATTCCTCCTCTTCTTCTTCGTCTTCATCGTCCATGTCCTCGGGCATCTTGCCAGGACGCTTGGCGTTGGACTTCATGTCGGCGAACACTGTTTCCCGCAAGATGCGGTCAACGCAAGAACGCTTGAGGTCACTGAGGTCGATAGGGAACGACATAGCCATTGGTTTGTCCTAACTGAGGATTGATCCGAGAACGCCAAAGAAATTGTTGCCGCGAGACATATCGCCCATTCGTCGGTCTGTCTGACGCTGGAGATTGCTGATGAACTCAAAAGCCTTGTCTTTCCGTAGAGCGTTCTGTGATGTCCGCTCTGTCTGGTCGGTGTCGAGCAACAGCCTCCGCAGCCCATCCTGCTCCTCCGCAATCGCGGATTGGTAATCGAAGAGAGCCTGCTGATCGTCCATCCGGCGAGCCATTGCTGCGCTGTTCGCACTCGGCGCAGACGCAAACTGCTGTGCAGCCATCATTCCAGAGCGATATGCTTCGCCCGCACCACCCGCTCGAATTCCTGCTTGCTGTGGCCGATACGCCCGCTGGTTGCCGACGAAAGCCCTGTTAGCCTCGGCATCGGATTTCTGCTTCCGCAACGATTCGCCGCTGGCGACTATCGGGCCGGAATACGTTGTGGTGAATGAATCGCGCGCGAACATTATGCGAATAGCCCTGAGAGAAGATTGGCAGTACCGGAGCCAGCACTGGCTCCGAGAGCGGCACCACCCGGGCCTCCGATCATGCCGCCCAGGAGCGCGCCGATGCCTGCGCCCGCGCCGCCGTATGTGCCTCCTCGACTCATTCGGGCGGGATTGCCGAACCAACCGGCTCCGTAGCCGCCCGAACCGTCCGCGCCCCCTCGGTACGCAGTCCAGGCATTCCCCGCCGACGAGAGCAAGCCGCCACCCGCAAGCAAGTTTGCCATGTTGTGGGTGTACTCCAGGCTGGTGTTGCGGCGTTGTTCATCAAGCCTGTTTCGGATATTGCGAATATCCTCCCGCTTGGACAGATTGATGCCCCTCAAATCGTTCATGTACGACTCGTCCATGCCGTACCGGCGGGCGGCATCGGCCCGCTGCGAGTAGATGTCGGCACTTCGGGCCTTCTCTGCCTGCTTCTGGTAACCGCGATTAGCCTGTTCCATTTGCTGGAACCGGGCGTTTCCCCGTTGTTGTGAAAGTGCCTGGGAGTAAGCGTTTTGGGTTCTTGCGCCAGCACCGCCGCCAAATGCTGCGGGCTGGGATGACCCTCGTCCATACTGACGCTGCTCGGCGGCTCGATATGGGCCTTGCGTTTGAATCCTCGACGCACCACCAATGGGCGTAGTTCCTCTGCCCAAAGGCCGGATATTGCCCATCCCGGGGACGCTCACTGCTGGCCGCATACCATCACCTATTCCTGTCCAGATTATGGTGTTACTGCAAGCAAAACCGGCTCGGGTTGTTACCCGAAGACGATGACTGAAACTTGCTGCAAGGTGCCCAGATCGCCGTAGATTCGCACAACGAACTCATCTATGTTCTTGTCGGGGTGAATTACCGCCGACATCTGCCCAGGTGCTAACACTGTCACAATAGGCATATATTCATTGTCGATGTTGCAGGGTTGCAGGAATCTGATGCGGTAATCCCCTGGGCCAATCGCCTCGGCTTCGACCGACGCAATGTTGTGGGAGCGAATGATGGAGCCATCTGCCGAGAATGCCAACGATGCAATCAGAGAAGGGCAGTTGAGGGAGTCGCGAATCAACGCTTCGCGCTCGTCAATCCTCTGCTTCTCTCCCGGATCGTATGTAATAATGCTCATTTTTGATATGTTTCCGCATACGATTGGGGGGATAATCCGTAACCATCTGGCTCAGAGAAATCGGCCCGCCAAGCATCCCGATACTTCATGTCAGTCGGAAGTTCGGAGCGGTCGATAATCCGGTACGGCACACCTTCATCGACTACCAGTTGGGCTAATTGATGCTCGTCAGTGATTCCGGCTTGCCCTACTGGCGTCACTGAAATGCCACCGTTCTGCTGGGGAGCGATTATGCAACGAGGCATGGCAGTGCCCTATTGATAGACTGCTAAAGCCACATACAGTGGATTGTAAGCAGCGTTGATAGCACCCTGGTTGGCATCATGGGCATGGTAACCAAAACCGCCCACAAAGTATGAAGGCGTCATGTTGGTGGCGAACAGGGACATTCCAGTTCCGAAATTGTTAGGTTGGGCGTAATGCTGATTACAGACAACGCAGTACGCATTATTGGGCAATGCCTGGGCGAATGTGATGCGGAAAGCACCCAAACTCGCATTGCCTTCGGCAGTGTATACGGCATTGAATGTGCTGATGGATTGTTGTGCAGACATATCAAATGCCGCAAACGCCACAAGGCGGCTGTCTGCTGGGGCTGGCCCGGGTGATGGCGACCCGTCGAAAAACCCGTACACATCTTGGACGGTGTTGTCGCCTAATCGGATTGTCTTCTTTTGCAGATTCCGCAGATTGATTGTGAGTTCGGTGCCTGCGGGAGTCTCGTCTACGGATGCCGACAGAAATCTGGGAGTCTCTGTGCTGGCAAGAATGGGCAACGCTTCTAGCAGGGTTGTGGAGGGATCAATCCGCAGATGTCGGCCTGTTTGTTTTGAGATGGACAGGTTGATCTTCGATACTGCGGCATTGGACTCGACGTTGTTTTCTACGTCGATATACCTCCCGCTCTGCACCCGAGGCTCGGATAAAGGTGAGTTTGTGGTGACCGGCTGGCTGTCCCGATAAGGGTGATCTCTGCCTTCCCCTGCATATCTGCCCGGGTTGCTGGATAGTCTCTGCTGGAACGGAACAGTAGGCGAATAGTCCAAATTAGTCAGATCGTATTTCCGGCTGTCTCTGGTAATAAGCCGCAGTTTCCGGCGAGGGGTGGCGTCGGTTGCGTCCCGCCCCTGCGACAGGGTGGCCGTCGCCGCATTGCCGATTGCGTTGGCAAGCGTCTGCGCGGCATTCGCGGACAGACCGCCCTCAATGAGAGTCTGGACTAAGTCGCCACTAACTGTTGGCATCGACTCCCTCGACTTCCAATCCGTACAGAACAGTCTTGCTTGGGGCGAGATCGTCGGCGTCCGCGCTTCTAGCCTGAGAACTAAGTTCGATGGCGATGTGCCTGTCAGAACTGGACATATCTGTCAGCGAACGTCCCGCAAATCGAGCCATCGCAACGCCAGTAGCGGGGCCAAACGGAGTTCTGCTGGAAACCATATCCAGGGTTGTCTGCGACGAATTCGCGTCATGCACAAAGCCGGTGCCCCTATCTCGCCGCATGGCATTGGGCCTCGGGCTTGTGTCGTTGTTGTAATACTCCCGCAGGATAAGCGTAGTGGAGGTTTCGGTTGGGCGGTAAGCGACTGACACTGACCGGTCTTGCTGTGAGTCCCCGCCCCGGGTATTGCCGTCGTTGTTCAACTCCATTGAGCCGGTGCGAAGCGTCCAGGGGACGGTGGCTCGCGAGTAAACGACAACTTCTGCGGGAGGATTACCCTGTTGTTCGAGAGTAGAGGGAACCCTGGCGACACTGTAGCCTAGCGCATTATCTGCCGGATTGCCGGTTGGGGATGGCTCGATAATCAGCGGTTCGTTCGCGATGAAGACTCCAAAAATGTCAATGCCGCCATAGCCGTAGCCGCCGTCGATAATCTGAATTTGCGTAACCTTGCCTTTTCTGACAATTGCCTGGAACTTCGCAGTTCCACTACCGTTCAGCGTACTGACCGATACGGCGGGTGGATCGACATAACCACTGCCACCGTACTGGACAACAACTTGCACAATGTCCCGAAACGCTGTGTCCCGCAGCCCTTCCAAGCGATGGAGGTGGCCGTCAATCGAGGCGTAGAGGGTCTTATCCGGCTCCAATTCGTCCCGAAAGTCAGTAGCGCAAGTGAGCGCAGTGGGGTAAGTTTCTGTCCACCAAACCTTGTTGCGTATGTGGTAGCAAAGGGCGAGGTCGGGGTATTCGCGGGTAGTGTCATTGGTTACCACAAATACCCGCAGTATTGCAGATTGTGCATCGACCTTCAGGAAGAACGCATCTCTGTATTGGAGTTGCAGAAGGTTGTCATCGAAGAAGTTGCGGATAGGCTCGCTAAGTGTCTCGATGGCACCGCCCGGGGTCATGCTGTAGACCCCTCGCTCATCAACGGCATAGAGCAAATCGTCATAGATGTCCCAGGCGTTTTGGGACAACGCACCGCGATGAGCGACGAGATTGATGGTCGCGTCGATTGAGGGGTCAGTGTTATAGGTCAGGCTATAGCAATGACTGTTCTGCATTGCCAGCAGGAGATGCCCAAACGGAACTAATGCCGTCAAGTAGTCGGTAGCCCGCAAGTTGGTCTGGATGGGCAATTCGTTCACATCTGGGCAAGACTCAAATTCGTCGTATTCAGAGAAAAAGATTGTGTTCGCGTCTTTGCCTGAACTGGAAACTCCGTACCAAAGCCTGTCTTGCCAAGCAACGGCCACACCCATATCGGAACGGGGAATTCCAAACCGGAAAGCATTCACCGCACCATTCGGTAGAACTACGGGCAACGCCGCATAGTTAGAGCGATTGGGGTCAAAAAGTTCTTCGTCAGATAACTCATCTCGTCCACCGTTGCTGATGGTGATGTTGCCATCGTTGATCTCGCCGTACACATCAGTGCGATAGTAGACGAGTGATTGGTCTGCGGACGTTCGGAAGAACTCCACATAATCGGCGCGGCTCGGCGGGATAACCCCGTCCAACGTCCAGTTGAGGCGGCTGGCCCTCCCGCTTCCGTTAGCGTCGGCCTCGACGGAGGCGAACGGCGACAGGTCTGAGTAGGTAACCGGCCTTGTCATATCCCGGATGGTGCATGGCTTATCGGTGCCCGGTGACAGCAGGGGTCGTTCCAGTGTGAGAATGTTGCCTTGGACGCTCTTGATTCTCGCCATGTGTTCGATATTTTCTGCGTCCGTAATCTGCATTCCCGGCTTGATGCCGGTTGCGTCAGACACAGTGATTCTTCGCGAATTGTCGAGCGGATTGCTGGTGGTGTAGGTGGGCCTCGATACCACTGTTCTGCTGTAATCAGCAAACCGATAGGCGCATTCATAAGAACCCTGCATCGTTCCCCGCAGAACAGGGATCAGTTTCGCAGGGGTAACATCGGTGTATAAGACGGTGTCGCTAGCAAAACCGTCGCCGCCATCCAAGATGGCAACCGAGGTCACCGTCCCACCGCTGACGGTAGCCCCGAGCCGCAGGCCATACCCACTGCCGCCCCTGAACAGTATTTGAGGCTCGCGGTAGTAATCTCTGCCGCCACTCAAAATCGTCACACTACCGATGCGTTCGCCTGCGACTGACGCTGCCAGTTGCACTGTGGTGAACTTCCAAACGTCGCTGTTTGTAAATCCGTTTCCGACTGCGTTTGGGTCAGTAAGGAACGGTGGTGCTTTTTGCCGCAGACGAACGTAGCCGACTTCGTTCGCGGCAGTCCAACCGCTGCCAGAAATCACCACCTTGGGGGCGTCTTCTGCGGGGCTTGTGATGACAGCACCCGGCATAAGCAGTGAGCCAGCAGTGCCCGCCGTATCAACCTCTTCCGCTTGCAGATAAAAGTCGGTGTATGAGGCTTCCACATCGGTGCCGCCGCGAACTTCGTTGAACCAGCCAGCCGCATTCCGAAAGTATTTCCTGCTCCCGGTAACTCCAAATATCCAAGTGGAGTCTAGTCTGCCGCCTCGATCTACAACCGTATAACCCGCAGCATTGAACTGGTAAAAGCGAATGGCAAACTTGGCACCTTTTTCGAGGAAACTGCCGGGGTTGATGACTTCAATTGTGCCTGCTGCTATCCCAATAGTGTCGTTGTTCGCAGCATCGCGGAAATCAACAATGGGCTGGGCCAAGTTATACCCGTTCGGTTGATCTGTTCCCACATGGCCCTTGCCCCACCATCTGGTGTATGAATCCTGTACGGTTGATGATAGTTGGTAAAGATTGTCTCCATTGTCATTCCTTACAGTATCGGTTGTTAGCAATCTGCGGTCTTGGCCGCTCTGCGGTGTGTATCGGTTGCCCCAAGCAATCCCCAGCGTAAGGTCGGGGCGACCGTCCGTATATTTTTCCTCGTCTATTTTGTGACTTCCGAGAGTCCAAGATTCGGGGCAGGGTGCGAGGTAAATGCGAATGACCGGCAACTGTGATTCCGCCTCTAGGGCATACGCTGAACCGTCAACCTTTCTTGCGGGTTCCATCGTAATGTCGGCGTAAGGGCGATCATTGTCATCAAACTGTACTAACGCATTCTTGACTGTCCAGTTAGAAAAATTAGTCAGCCCGTTTTCTGGCCCCGTCAGGGCGTAATAGGAAATGTATGTGTAATCGGGGAAATAGTAATCCCCAGCGATGCGAATGGCCCGGTTGTTGCCTAGCCAATCATCGGGAGTTACGCCAATAGTTATCTGCTGGCTTTTAGCAAATATGTAGTTGTATGCCGACGCCCCAAGACCCCAAAACTTGTCGCGATTCGCATACCACATATATGTGAATCGGGTTGGTATGTTGTTGATTGGGGGGGTGTATGTGTTCTCAAAGTAGTCGTTGCTGGTGTACCAACCCGACCGCTTGTACCCAAACTTCACCGGAGTCGCGGTGTTGATGATGTTCGTAGTGAACACTGAATCAGTCGCGAAACCGGCGGGGTCTACGTTGCCGGTTTTGTACGATGCCGACAGTGGCGCGAACTTGAACTGCGCGAAGGCGTCTGTCTGCACAACTGCGTTATTGGCTTCGTAGTGCAGCGGGATAAGGGCAGTGTACACTCCGGTTACGGGCGAAAACGAAACGTCAACGCCAAATGTGGTCAAGCCTTCGCGATATGCGATCTGCGGGGCTTGGCCTGGGTCATGGAACCCATGTGTACTGCCAGCCGAATAAGAACCATTGAAGTCATTTGAGAGTTGCCCACCGTCGCTTTCGCGAAACCCATAGACTGCGGGGCTTTGCTCTAAATTTCCAATCGCGGAAAATCCGACGCCCAGTTGTTCGTCGCTGACTGCGATTTCGGGGACTTCGCGGTAGTTGCTACCGCCATCGACAATATCAATTGCGACGATAGACCCACCTTGAACGACGGCCTTGAGTTTTGCAGGACGGTCTGGGTCGCCGCCTGACACAGTGATCTTCGGCGGGGTGTAGTAAGAAGTGCCGCTGTTGACAACATCTACGCGCTCAATGAACCATCCATCCCCACTTGGAGTCACCGTTGGGGCAACCGTAGGGGCAGCCAGACCCATCGGGACTGCCTGAGCGGTGTTGTCAACTATGGTGATCGGCGGTATGTCGTTTCCGAAAAACACATAGATGCTGCCATGCCGGTCTTCGCAGAATGAAGGGCGACCTTGGGGCGTTTGCGTTGTGCTGTAAACAGACAAATCGACTGATGATGTTAACGGCCCAGCATCAACGCGGAATCTTCTGAACAGCCGGTATCCGCTTGCGGTGTCGCCTGACTCGTCCGTAAGGTTTGCTGAAGGCCGGAACGAATAAAGAATGTCGAACTCGTTCGGCCCCCGCGATTGGCGGTACACCGCTTCGTATGTTTCGCCGTAAGTGGTGTACTTGGGGGTCAAGCCGGGGCGGGGGGTCAGTTCTCCCAAGTTGCGGATTTGCAGGTTGTTCTGCACCCGCATCACACCAGGGGGAAGCGAGAACTGGCTTGCCGCAGTAACAAGACCCTTCCAATCGCTGGTCTTCATGGATCACTCTTGGTCGGGCAGTTGAGACGAATAGTAGCCCATCGTTCGCGGAGTGGGATAGCCGATGGGGCTTGGCTGTCCGCTCAAGGGGGACACAACGTCCCGCTCCATCGCCAGCCGCAGATCGCGATTGAACAACTGCACCACATCTGCCCCAGGCTTCCCGGCAAGCCTCGCGTACCACATCTCCGCTGCCGAAAGAACAGCGGTGTACATCTGCGGGCTACAGTCGATCTTGTCTGTGATGGTGTATTTTAATTGCAAATTGAACCCGTATGTCAGCCCCGGGGGCTTGAAATACAAAGTAGTGGCACTCACAACCTCTGTGATCTCCGCTTCGTCTTGAAAGGGGGTTAGTGACCCGAGCGGTTCGGGGTAATCGGTGTCAGTGCCTAATCGAATAATGCTGCCCACCATATCAGGACTCATGGCATCTTGGTTGCTGGCACCTTGTAAACCAGAATGTCCGAATAGGGTGGTGGCAAACTGTGGTTCATAGCCGATGTACTTAATCATCTTCGGCTGGTAACGGTAGGTGTAGTGAATCACCGTCGAGTTGGTAGGAACTCCAACGAAACGCACTTGGTAGCGGTCAGGGTTCACATCTGACCGCATAATGGTGTAGTAGAAGGGTTCGCCAGACCCCCGAGTGTTCACCTCAAGACGTTGCCATTCCTGCGGCGTTATGTAGCAGTGCAGCGTACCGACTGTGTCGGTGACTAAGGCGTCGATGTCTTTGAGGTCGGGCGGCAGATCGTAGTAAGTCTGTACCAATACCGGTACAGTCGAACCGTCTTTTTTGGCGGCAGTATCCAGGGTTATCTGGGTGCCGTTGATGGAGGTGACGCGAACGGGGTGAGAAAAGTATTCCGGGGAGATTTCCAGCATCCTGCCGACCACAATGCCTGTTGCGTCAGCCACAAAGATGGTAGCGTTGCCGTTAGTAATGGTGGCGGTGGTGGAAATCTGCTGCGTAACGAATGACCCGGTCTTGGTGTGCCATAGCCAGTTCTTGGCATGGAGAACTTCCCGCGCCCCATGAATGACTGCTTTGGTGATAGCAGTATGCTGCCCGTCTTGGGCACCGCCGCCAGTAGCCGTAAGCAGATAATCGGCAACGTCTTGAGCGGTGTGGATAATCATGTTGCCTTGTTTCGCTTGTGGCGGGGCGCATGTTTCTCAACGATCATTTCTCGCAACTCACCTTCTTTCCTTCCCGGGTGTGCCTTCTTGTATTTCTTCAGGGCTTTCTGCATGAGCCTTTCAGAAAGTGGCACTGGTGGCGGCGGGGGTATTGGCTCGGCAGTGTGTTCGACAATGCCGGTGACATTGAGGTTCCGCTGCTGGGCTACCTTTTTGATGTCGCTGGCCGAGTCAATCCAGGCAGCCGGGTCGGCTGGGCCTCGCTTGTCGGCCAAGCCGGATTGGTAGTATTTCCCAGAAGTGTTAATGCCAGCCTGCTTGGCGGCATTAAGAATCCTCTTCCTGTTGGCTGGCGATAGTTCGCTCATCCACTCCCCGTTGTACCGTCCTTGCATTACGGCTCGGTCTGTTCCTCGCACCCCGGGAGGTGCCTGCAAGGCGCACATTTCTGCGAACATCTCGGATTGGCCTTGCTGGATCATCTTGAGAAAGTGATCGACTGCTGCCTTTCCGGCTTCTCTGACGCTGGTTGGTACTGCTGGCATGGCGGCTAAGGTATTGCATGGCCCTTCGGGCAGAAGGAAGCGAATCTCCGATCATCCCCAATCCGGTATTGCATTTCTGACACAGCACCCCGCGTATCAGTCCGGTCTTATGGCAGTGATCCACATGGGTCGCCTGCCTGGAACGACAGATAGGGCATACACCTTTGGTTTTGCGTTTCAAGCGGTCAAACTGCGAAATCGTCAACCCATATCGTTGCTTCAGATTAGATGCCCGCTTGCGAAGGCGTTTGTCTGAAGACATAGGTGAGTTTTATTGAGGGGGCGGCTGCAACTCACTTGGTATCTGGTCTGCGGGCGGCGGCTCCATGCCTTCTGGTAAAGGCAACTCTTCTAACGGTGGGCCACCCGCCCCCGCCGCCGCCTGCTCTGGCGGGGGGGACAGCCCGGGCGGCGCGGCTGGGGGCGTAGGCGGCGGGAGTGGTGGAGGAGGCGGCAGCAAGTACGGGGTGGCGTCAATGTCCAACGAGTCAGCCCAATCGTTGATAAGGGCATTCATCGGATCGACGAACCCTGACATAGCAAGCGGTTGCAGAAGCGGGCCAAGCGTTTGGACGGCCATCTGCATCTGCTCAACGCGAGTAGCCTTGTTTGGCTTGCGGGCAGAACCAGCCTCAACGCGATACAAGAAGTCTCTAGTTAGGCTAACAATGTCCATGTTGCCTACGCTCTTATCCCAGGCAGCGGAGGCTAGGGGGCCAAGGACAGGGACAACGTCTTCGCCCGTCAACAGCCACCGGCAGGCAAGGGCTTCTCGGCGGGCCAGAAGACTCATGCAGTCCTCGACCTCGTTCGCCATGTTGTCGGGCCTAATCGAAATGTTCTCTTGCTTTATTTGCGCCTCTGCTGCACTTCTGTACTGTGCCCTGGTAAGCCCATAAGCCAGTTCTGACAAGCCGGTGCGTTTGTCGAAAAGGTCGAATACGGCTTGGATAATGTCGTAGAGGTCTTTGTTGACCTGGGGCATTTGGAATACAGACAGCACATCTTGGACAGATCGCCCAAGCATTTCACTCAATTCGACAATCTTGAACCCACCCTGCGTAGGTGCCAGGATTTGGTCTTTGAGGTCTTGGTCGGCGGCTTTCGATACGCCAACCATCGTTTCGCAAGAAGTGGCAACGCGGGTAGCCAGAAACGACATAGCCCAATTCAGAAACCGCAATTCAGGAATCGCGGGGCGTATGTGGCTAATCGGCCAAGCGTAGTTAGGCTTGGTGTGGAACGACAGCATGGTGAACGGCCAGCCCCTCGGGTCGGCGTAGTAGGGGATGGGCCATGCTGCCCTAACTAGCAGACTGTCGGGGATACCCGATTCTTCGCCAACTGGTTCATCGAGAACCTCTGGCGGGATATTCAGCGGGTATTCGACGCCTTCGCAGATAACCAGATAGACGTAATCGCCCAACGTATCGAACACACCCTTGTTTTCTTTGGGTGCGTCCATGAGCCGGTCGCCAGCCCCGCACTTCGACCACACCTTATAGATTGTGACGAGGTCGTTCGTCTGGCCTTTGTCCCTTTTGTTGCGGCCCCTGCGCGGCTCGCTGTCGCACTTAATGGTGGTCGAGGAGTTCAGGTGCTTCTTGAGGTCGGCTTCTGGAACACCGTACTCCAGGGCGACTTCCCGCAGCGGGCGAACCTGTCGCCGCGCACACCACAACATATCGTCCATGTTGTCAAAATCGGGATCAATCAACAGGTTGTCTACGGTGTCATAGAAAGACCCGATCATTCTCACTGGAGGGGTGCTGCCGTTACCCGAAGTTTCCAGCGTCAACAACTCTGTCCAGAAGACCCCGGCACCCTTGACCAGTGCTTCGTTGCAGACCTTGCGGGCCTGCGTCTTCAGGTCTAACTCAACAGGAGTCCAGTTGAGATACGCCTGCATCAATTCGGCAGCAACCCGCCTGTCCATCTTGGAATCTTGCTGTTGCTGCAATACCGTCATGATCTGCTGCTGCTGGGGCGTAACAGCCTGCGGATTCATGGGGTCGGGAGGCGGCACACCGAGGACTACGGGGTCAATCTCGGGATGCTCCATCACCGTCACCGTCCTAACGGGATTGCGGTGATAGATTACTGAGCCGAAGATTTCGACTAACTCAAATACCTTATTTACTTGCATACGGAAGGCGGGCGGCGAAATGCTCGCGTTGTACCCGCGCTCGCCGCGCGAATACTGATCCTTCCACATGAAGTTGTGTTCACCGTCAAAGAAGTTTGCGGCTTCTTTGGCGTCTTCCGTAAAAGGCTTTTTGTACTTGATCGCGGCTTCGATCTTCTTGATCCAAGTCGAGACGATCTGCCTTAGCGGATTACTTGGCGGCAACTTGCTCGCGGGCACTGGCTCTTACCTCCGCAGCCTTCTGCTTTTTCGCCATCGCGTTCTTAGTCGTTTCGGTGAAATCCCATACGCCAAGTTGATCCCAGCCATTGTCGAGTTTGATGCCTGGGTCATCGCGGTGGTGGACGCTGGGTCGCTCCACCCAGCCCGCAGTGGGAGTAAAAGTAAGAATCTGGATGGTGCTGTCGCCGGGTTCTTTGATAACCCACCCTATACATGGGCTAGAAAATGTGTGTTGATCCAGGGAAAAGAGGACAACATCGCCCAGATTTGGCTTGGGCATTCGCCAGTTCGCAGTTTCACTCATTGGAAGAGTCTCCTTGTGGGCCTAAGTATATGAACGAATCCTGTTGTAGCCCCATCCGTTTTTTTCGGTTGGCTCGCCACTTGACCCACCAGGGTTCGTCTTCTACCTGAACAGGGGGTTTGTGATAACGGGGTCTGAAGGCGGCGAGGTACTCCATGCACTGGACAAGGTGGGTGTCGCCCTTTGTAACAGGCTGGTCGGTGACAATGGCAGTCCCGGCTACGAAGTTGACCCGCTTGCGGTAACGCTTGATTTCCCGCTCTAGGTCGGGCAGGGAGTGGTAGAGAACCCTGAAGAGCGGGCTGCCGCTGGGTCGGATATGCAGCGAGTTCCGGGTTGCCTCCGTTCTGGCGGGTATGTCATCGCAACCGGCTATGAAGGAGTGCCCGGTGGTTTCGCTGCGGATTCCGCGCTTGACCAGTTGCTCTGTGTATTGCTCGACGGGCAGGCGTCCCGAGCCGATGTCCCGAATCCTGCCGCCATGAGCGTCGATGATGAATGCCTGGAAGGGGTGTTTGACCTTGCCTGCAAACTTCTCTCCGAAAATCTGGGCATTGCAATGCCGTATGTAGAGTTGGTCATACAGCAAGACGAATTCTTCAGACGGCGGTACTGCGGCGAACAGCACTGCGGTAACTGAATGCCCGGGGTCGATTACCGCATAGCGGCACCAATCGTTGGGGATTTGGCCGTCTGGCAGTTCTGTACGCTCCATCCCATGCACCCGCATATCGAAGTTGGGGTACATGAGGATGCTGTCGGTGATGAAATCACCCTCAGATCGCATCCGCAGAATATCTTCGCCGCTGGCTGCCCACCGCTCGATGGACTTCCGTTTTTCATCTTCATCTAGGTGCGGGTTGTCGAGCATCCGCAGTTTGAACTGGACGATGTCCGGGTTTTCTGGATTAGCCTCCAGTACCGCATCTGCCCGCTCTTTCAGATTCAAAAGCGCATTATTCGTTGAATGGGGCATGGCTGACCAGCAAAGCACCCCTTTGCGGTCAACGAGCCTCGCCTGCATTTCGGGAACCCAGGACTCAGAATTCAAGTCTTCGTCGAAATGGCACCTGTCGCAAGAAAATCCTTGCGGGGGTTCCCCTTCAGAACTAAAGAAATAGATTTGCCACCCGTTGTGCATAATGCAGTGCTGTATGTACTTGGCAGACTTCAGCACCCAAGATCGCTTAGAGACGAGTCGGGCAGGGATGAGGGGCGGGGCAGGGCGGCACTGATCCTTGCGGTCGGCATCTGTGTTCGGATTGTATGCCCGCCATTCCTTCGTCTCTAAGTCTTTGATGATCTTGTAAGCCCCCTTTTCAAATAGTAGGGGGTATACGGTTAGACCAATATGCCGCCAATCTTTCCCGATAATCACAAGTACCCCGTTTTCCTTCGGGTACTTGTTGTAGGGGTCTTGCCCAGTAACAGCCCTGGCGTCTTCCACAAACGTACACAGGGATTTGCCTGACCGATTGCCGCCGATCACCAAGATTTCATGGGCGCGGCATTCATGAATCTTCTGCTGGGTCGGGGTCGGCTGGTATAGCCTCAGACCCTCCAGCCTTCTTTCCCTCAGTTCGGACTGAATCGACTTGATCTCGTCCTTCTGAAATTCGGTCAGGGAGGGCGGGGATGGAATGATCGGTGGTGTCGGAATCTGGGGATGGCGGGAGGGCTTTGGCATCTAGGGTAATCCCCTTATATGTCTGGATGGCTTGCTGGAACCGGGCATCCAACTCCGCTTCGAGTTCTTCTTCAGTCCAGAGGCTAAGAGGCTTCTTGGCACCGCCAACCTCTACGTTCTTGGAAACCAGCCTTGTAATAGTCTCGATCAGTTTGTTTCTAGCAGACGATCCTGGCGGCGAATCATAGTATTGTTTGACCAGAATTGAGGCGAATCCAGAGACACCACCGAAATACTGGAAGACCCTTTCCAGCACTTCGGCAGAGTGCGGGATATTGCTGCCGCCATTGGTGGCAATTTCGGCGAACAGATCGACGCCAGCGGACTCAATCTTGGCAAGTCTCTTCGCCCGCCGAGCCTGCTTTCGTTCAGCCTGTTTCTTCTGTTGCTGTAAAAGACAGAGTTTGCAAGTAGACGGTGCCTTTTTGCTCCAGTTTTCGGGAGCATCGTCATACTCGTTGGCACAAACGCCGCAAGTCTTTTTGCCCATGCCGATAGCATAACACCCCCCCGGGGCAACCGGAGGGGTGTTAGCGGACGTTACAGAGAAGCGTTGTGGTGGTCAGGCCCAGCCAACCCCGTTGGTAAAGACCCGCACCGTAGCACCGGCAGAAGCAGCGGTGCCGCCGAGAGTCTGGTCGTAGGTGGCCGGATCAATCGTCCCGAACGCCTGACCAATCACCACACTTTCAGCATTACCGGTGGCAACCGGGAGAATGTTGGTGGCAGCAGTCACCTTTCCGGGGTCTGCGCCAGCCGGGGAAACCCGAACTGCCGCACCGGGGTTGATCGCTCCACCGACAATCTTCTTCAGGTTGGCTGGCCCCTTAAAGACCAACCAGACGATGTCGTTAGCCCGCACAGTGCCGGTCAGGTACTCGTCAAGGAACGCGACCCGCTTGCCGGTCACAACGTCGGCACTGGTAGCCTTCGCGGTGAACTCGGCAGTGCCGGTCATTCCAGACGCAGCCTTGAGGACGTAAGCCTGACCGGAATCCGCACCGTCGCGGTTGGCATTCAGGACGGTACTTTCGTTAGCGGGCTTGAACCGAGCCGCTACGCAGTACACCAGTTCGTTGGACAGGCGAGTCTTGGCAACAGGGTGAATGTCCTGAAACGCCTTGACCTGACCGACGATCTCGCTGCCAGCGGCAGGAACCCCATTGGCGTAGGAGTCACCGCTGGAATACTCAATGGCTTCCCCATTGAGAAGAGTGGTGCCGCGAGTGAAAGGGGGGTCGCTAAAAAGCGATGACATTTGGTGTACCTCTTATTGGTCGGGGCCGTCAGTGAGAAGGAAGAAGTTCCGAGGACTACGAAAACGCAGGTTCCCGAGGACGCTACAGGAATACCTATATGACTGTAGTTCCTCGTTAAAGAACGGCCCCTCCGCAGTAAACAACTGCGACTCAAGGCAGTGCATCTCCATGTTTCCGATGGAGATTCCGTAGCCCTGGCCTGCCGGAACCGAATACTCCGACGCAATTTCGACCCCGTCCTGCTCGAAGACATCAGTAAACCCGTATGCCCGTAGGCCGGTCGAGCGGGTCACAATCGCCCGTTCGCTGCTGCTAAGGCGATTGAGGTACTGAATGTAGAGGTTGCGGTCGAGAATCACCATGTCAATGGCCGATTCCCTGGTGTCATTGCGCTTGGTCTGGAAAATTCCTTCGCGAGTAGCCTCGACGCAGTTCTCTTTCCAGGAGTTGCCGTTCGGAACTCCGAAGCCAGTGCTGTTGTAATTGATGAGGATCGGCGAGTAAAAGTCCGCTTCTGGATCAACAGGGCAAACCGGCCAAGTGCTGGTGCCACTCAGCCGCCCGCCACCGTAGTAGCCGAGGTTCGTCCGCAGGCCCGCGTAAGTATCGTCGGGCAGGAGGAACTTATCATCGACATTGGCATTCCGGGCCTTGAACGGGTCGGTGGTCTGGCTGGTGTCGATGGACTGATTGGAGTGCCCGGTGAAACTACCAAGCCCATGAAAGTCATTTTCATGGCCCGGGGCATTCCCATCCGCGTAGACCTGAAAAGCAAGATGCTGTTCGAGGGACTCCTGCAACCGGGTAGCCATACCGGAGGCGACGTTAACCAAAGCCTCCTGGTTCCGGTTCTCCAACATCTCCCTACGATAAATACTGTCTGTGGTTACGAAGCCGCGCCAAGGGAGTTCCGCTCGCTTCCAGAGCGACTGTCGAGAAAAGGTTCTAGGAGTATCGCCCGTATTACCGGAAACAGGGGTATTGCGATAACGGACATTCCAGTCCATCCCGCGCCCCGATTGATTCATCATGACGTTGCCGCTGGCTTCCAGGGCGGCAAACACCTTGAACTTACGGAAAGTAGCCAGTTCCTCTTCCCGCAGGTGATTTACGATAGTCGTTCCGATAACCCGCGACCAATCGGTAGGAGAAGCCATGTCTTTCTGTACCTTTCCGCTATTCCAAGTTGGAAATGCCTTGCGCTCTTAGGTCAGCCTTCAAGCGTTCGGCGAAAGTGAGGGGGCGTTGGGGAACTCTGGAGTCGGTGGTTGCTGCGGAGTTGCGAGGAGCGGTGCGTTTCGCTTGCGTCCTCAGAAACTCCATATTGCGTTGAGCCTGCTGCTGCTGCTGATTTTGCTGCGGTGCGGGCTGCGGTGCGGGTGCTGCTTGCTGTGGGGCTGGTGCTTGCTGCTGAAACTGCTGAACTACTTGCAATGCCAAGTCTCGTTCAAGTTTGGCGACTGCGTAGTCCCATCGAGCCTCGGGATCGGAAATGCCCATTCCCTTAGCGTCTTCAATGTATTTCTGGACTATGACCCCTTCGCGAGATGCAATCTTTTTTTCAGGGTCTTGGTATAGCCACTCAGCATTTTCTTGCTCGATCTGCTGGACGAAATTCTCCTGACGCTGGCGGGTGATCTGCTGACTCACCATCTGCTCTGCCCGTTGGGTGGCAATTTGCTCCACCATCGGGCCTAACGCCTGCTCGGGATTGTCGAGGAATTTGCGGGCGAAATCGGCCCGGTAGTTCATCCATTCCGTAAGTTGGGCCTTTGCCTCAAGCGGCGCATGTTCTGCGATGGTTTCGCGGCCTTCAGCATCGCGGACGAGGTATTGCTTGTAGGAGTCTTTGAGTTGCGGAGGCGACCACCAACTGGGCTTTTCCGGTTCCGGCTGCGGCGCAGCCTGCTGCTGTGCCGGTGCCTGCTGTGCTTCCCGCCACTTCTGGAACGCTTCCCGCTGCGGGAGATACTCGGAAACCACCGGGACGAGTTGCTGATACTGCTGGAGTGCCCGGGTCGCGGCCTGCTCCCGCTGCATGGTTTCGTACAAGTTTTGGGCAATTTGCCGATCATCCATCCCCTGGAACTGCGGCAAGTCCCGGAAGCCAGCGTAGTAATCTTCGGGTGCTTGCTGCGTAGCGGCACCCTGCTCGGCAGATGCTTCGGGTGATTCGTAGCCGGAATCCTCACTGCCCGCTTCTGCGGACACATCGGCAACTTCCTCGACCTCTGCTTCCATCGTTTCTTCAGACATTGTCTCACCTGTTTCTCGGTAGGGTGCGAACGCGACCTGTTGGTATTTTGCGTTTCGGATTGCGTTTGCGGAAGTCACTTATATCAGTGACGGTGTCTTGCCTATCAGAAGACCAATCTTCAAACAACGAACGGTATCTTGGACTGTCGGCTTGAGGCGTCTGGCCGTACTCGTCGCGAATAGGGTTGTTCGGGTCTGGGTCTGATAGGTAACCCTGCATTGTTTGCGGGGTCATCGACAACGAAATGCCGGTGTTGTAGCCCATTTCCCCCTTTACATCACCAAATTCTGCCTTGGCGGCTGCCCTTCCAGAACGCGCTAGGTTTTGGAGAATTGGCACACGCGCCCGCGCGTTCAGGCCAAGGCTGCCAACGCCGGTCAAGGCAGCCACACCCGCATTAATAGGGTCGCCCGCGATGCCCGGGACAACCATCAGTGCGTCATTGAATGCTGCCGTTGAGTGAAACGGCACAATCGGGCCGTCTGCCCCGGGGTCAGAACTCGGCTCGGGAGCGTTTTCTGGCCGATCTGTCGGGCCAAACCAGGGATTGGCGGGGTCGTTGCTGGTCGTATCTCCTGCCCAGACCTGCGCGTTAGTCGGGATTTCTTGCAGACCTTGATTCAAATACCTTATCCACATAGGCAGTCTGGCCGACACTTGCCGCCAGTCATCGCCCTCTAGTTTCGCTCCCCTCACCCGAAGGTCGTTGATTTCGTCCGCAGTACCTTCTGGCCGGATAGGAGTCAACCGGTCAATGTCGTTTAGGACATCGACGAATGCCCCCCGCTCATCTCGGTTGAAGTTGTTCATCATGACAGGGGTGGTCAAGTACCGCGTTGCCCTGCCGTACATTGTGTTTCCGCTTTCCGACTTCTGGCCTAATCCAGAAGCGGTCATGGCACTGAACTGGGGCAGGTAACTGCCGGATGCCCAATCGTTGAAGAACCTGGGGTCTTGGCGTTGCGCGTACCGCATCACCTCCATGGTGTAATCGAGGGCACTGCCGGGGTCGGGCGACATTATGAAGCCCGCCTGCTTGCGGGCGATCTGGTCGCCAGGAAGTGAGTCAGGGCGAGTTGAACTCAAGGATGTGAATGGAAGATTTTCATACGCGACACCCAAGCCCGCACCAATGAGATTGATGGCGGCACCCTGGAGCGGCTCGGGGCTATGCAACCCTGTCTGGAAGGTGGCGAAAAGGTTGTAATCCAGCAGTTTCTTGGCGGCGTCTACCCCTGTGTCGGTAAGCCGCCAATCCGCGTTCGCCCGGTTGCGGAAACTGGGGTCTTGCCGGAAGGACTCTGCCTCCTCTGGTGTTACCCCGGTATCGGGACGGTCATCCCCGATGATTGATGTGTCCCGCATCCAAGACAGGAAGTCGTTGACCATCGTCTGGGCAAGTTGCTCGCCCTCGGGGGATACGTTGATCGGGGGTTTGATGCCAAGAATCTTGGCTCGGAACAGCGGAGCGACTTCTTTGATGCTCGCCCGCATACGCGCGCGGGCCTCTTCAGAGCGGCTTGCCAGCCAGGGGGCTAGGTAAGCGTCCAGTTTGGGGCCAGCCATGCCCAAAAAATCCATGTGCTTGGCGTACTCTGGTGTGCCGTAGAGCGAACTACGCTCATACCACTCTTCCCAATTGCGGTCAGAGTAGCGACCACCAGAGTCGGATTTGTACAGGTCTGGCGAAAAGTAATCGACGGCGGGCTGGACTACGTTGTTCGCTATTCCAAGTACAAAGTCTTCGTAGTTCATCAGTTCATCAAGCCAGACAGCGGGCCTGCTGGGTTCTGCGATGTGTTGCGGCTACCCTCGTCTCCAGGGCTTGTGTCAGACAGAAGCCCGGTGGTGATGCCGCCCAGGGTCAGAATCTCCCGGAGCCGTTGCGGCAACATTGCCTGCACTTGCGGCGGTAAAGACAGGAGCATCCGCAGGTCGCGAAGCCGCAGGCCGGTGGGCTGGTCGATCTCGTAGTCGGGCGAATCCATGTTGTTGCGGAGCCGATCCATATTGCGTTCCAGAACGCCTTCGGCGTCCTCAACGCCCAGGTAAGACCGGCCATCTTTACGCCGCATCTCGGCCAGCACCCGATCTACCTCCATTGCGTCGTACATCTGGGTGTCGCCCTCGCGTCCGACGTAATCAGTCATAGCCCGCTCAAAGCCCTCGGCCCGCTGGCGAGCATCAATGGCTTTTTGCTTCATATCATCGACGTAGTCCCGAGTCATCCCGGCATCCCCCATGATCTCTCCTGGGATCGGGATTACGACTTGCCGGTCATCGAACTCGGTATCCCCCATTGCAGCAACGGGGAGATCGTCCATCTCATCGGGGATGGGGTCACTGACGGCAAAGTCGCCGTCGGGGAAGCGACTGTCAGTTACAACGCGACTTTCATACTCCCGGTCAGGCTCATCCGGCATAGACAGACGCCCTTCTTCTGGGAAGTCGGGGTCTTCAGTGCGGATTAGGCCGATGTCATCGTCGTAGCGGTCATAGTCGATCTCGGGGAAGTATTTCCGGTAGTCAGGCTCGTTGATGACGCTCAACTGCTGGCCGAGTTCCCGGGCATTCTCAATCGCCTGCTCAAGGTTCGCCATACCGCCGTAGTACGGGGCGATCTGCTCACCAGTGCTGATGACCCTGCCTGTGCGGAGAGGGATTTCCTTCTTGTTGTAGACCTGGGGGCGCGGTCTTCCTCGTCCTCTTCCCATCATTAACCCTTTCCGTAACGCCACTGCCTTCGCCATTTCCGAAGGCTTTTAGCGGCTGAGAGATCACTTCGATACCACCGCAAAGTTATCCACACTGACTGCCAGATGATCTGGGAGAGTGCTTCCTGCCACTTATCGTATTCGGGTTCCCCGTACACAAACGCAAGATGCCTCTTGCAAGAAGCAACTGTCTGCTTGAGTGCCTTGACCTCCAGAGTCTCTCCTGACTTGCTGTTGTCGATAGCGTCACAGGGAAATTCCTGTATCAGCACCGAAGCAACGTCAAAACACTTATGGTGCCCAAGGAGATATTTCCGCAATGGAAGTCTCCCCCAGACATACTTCTGGAAGCCGATGATTTCCGTTTTGAACTTGCCCACATTTTTCTTACGGCTTTTTCGTCCCACAACTGGCACCCTTCGCCATCTTCTTGTTGAGTCTGCGGTTCTGCATCTCTCCGTAGGCGGCGGTCAGTTTATCCTTCAAGGACATCTTCTTCGGTGTCTTTTTCCCGGCAGGCAAAGATCACCTCCCTTCATTCGGATGCGTCGGTTTCCCGACTAAGGACGTTGCTCTCTTTGTATATGGGCGCAAAGCACCGCCCCGGGTTACTCGCGACAGGGGCGAAGCGAGGCCCGGGGCCAGTGCCGTCAATCAAACAAGTGCGGATGGTGTTTCTCGACAGCCTCAATCGTCGCCAGTAGCCCCTCTACGCTTTTTCGCAATTGGACTATTTCTTCAGCCGCTACCCAATCCAAATGCTCACTAACCGGGATAGGCTCGCCAGCAGTTTCTATCTTCGCCCGCGCTCGCAGCAGGAAGACCAAGTCATCTAGGTCTGGCGTTTTTTTCGTCATTTATGCCGGATAGGGGCTTTGGGGTGCGGTATGTCCCACATGGGATTCCCCATTACCCGAATCTCGCAGGAGTCGATATGCACAACCCGGCCATCGGAGAAGGTGTGTACTAACCACACTGTATTGATAGATGGGCCGTAATCTATCAAAAACAGCGCATGGCCTTCCCCCAGTGGGGTTTGCACCCACAGCGGAGGCTCGATCCGGTGGATTTGCGTCATCGCTTCCTGGCCTCCAGGGACTTCAACTTGGCTTTGAGGGCGACAATCTGATCTTGGTAGTCCTGCACCACTGCCTTGAGCCGCTCTACCTCCAGCCCATTTCCGATAGCCTCGGCAGCCAAATCCCGCCGCACCTCCTGAAACGCATCCCGAAACTGGCTTAGTCGCCGAATGCAGTTCGCCGCCCGAGCCAGCGTATCCGCATCCTCCTGCAACACAGGGCAGAGAGCCTCCAGCCGCCGGATGACCTCTTCATCCGACATAGCCCCATCCTTGTCGGCCTTCTTCTTTCGTCTGACAATCATCAAATATCCCTCTTTGATTAGGTGTCCTGCCGTCGAGTTAGGTAGACACCTTCAGTACAACCCCGATGTCAAGACCGGCCCTTGACCAAAGTTGTCCAGAGAGAAGCCCAAACTCGGCGAAAACGTCAGACAGAAGGGAGATAAGGTTCGGCTAACCTACGTTCGTTACTCAGCAGGGGGTGTTAGGGCAGGGGTCTGCAAAACTGGAAAAAATCCAGGAGGGGAACGTCATATATGTTGCGACCGACTCGGGGGCCGGGAGGGGCTTGCCGCGCATCCCCTGGCTATGCTAGGGGTTCGGAGTATGCCGATGGTTCCCTCCGCCTCCGGCGGCTCGCGCAGCCGCCCGACCGAGTGCCGTTCCCCCCCTCCCCCCACAGAATCCATTCTCCCGGGGCTTTGCCCCGTCCGGAGTATCCCGATACCCCCCCGGGGCTTTGCCCCGCAGAACGGCTCTCCGGGGCTTTGCCCCGATTGCCCGATTCTGGCATCATCCCCCCTCGCGGGGCTTCGCCCCGCGCGCGCATAAAAAAACCCCCGGAGTCCGAAGACTCCGGGGGTTTTCGCGTTACCGGGAACCGGGCGTAGACTCAGGATTCCTGAGTCCACTCGCTGTTCCCGGGCTTTCCGGCCTTGGCCGGAGGCTCCATAACCATGCCATTCTCGGCGGCATGGCGAAGATCATCGGCATGATCGGCAGACTGACGGTATTCGAGAATACCGGCCCAACGATTGCCGTATTCACCGTTGCCGTCCCTTCGATTCTTCGAAGGGATGAAGTTGGTTTTCTCAATGAGAAAACCCGCCTGGGTAACGGTGTAGTCGATGTACTGTCCATCGGCCAGAACCCGGCGGAAGTGATAGCCGTACTGATCCCGCTTGATGTACCGTCCCGGGGCGAGATCGGAGGAACCGATCTTCGCAACGGACTGCGACTTGAAGCGGTTTGCAGGAACGGCGGTAGTCTTCGACTTTGCCATGATGAAAAAGTCCTTTCGCCCTATGGGCAAACGGGGAAGTGTGATGCGGTCGGCGACGTTGCCGAACCGCTCCGAAAGGCCATCGCTGCTGGCCCCCTTCGGGGGCTAACGCGAAGTACGCGGTGATTCGGTAGTCTCACCGGGTTGGGACGGGGTTTCGACCGTATCGGGCCGAAAGACGAAATGGGGCATCATCGAGAGATAGCCCAGTGAGACTATGTCAGAAGTCTTCAAGTCTGCGATGAACTGGAGCAACTCCGTATCCTTCACAGTCTCCTGCTGGAGATGGTCGGACTCACCATCATTGGTGACATAGTTCACATTCCAATACTTCACAATCATCTGCAAATACCCCTTTCTGGGTTAGAAGTGCTTGTTGATTCGGGTCATGATTGCCAGGACTCTCTCGCAAATATCCCGGTGATTGCGAGCCTTATCGAAGTCTTGAGCATCGCAGGCTTCGCTCGCAAGGTTCTGCTGATGGTCGATATACATGAGCAGAGCAGCGGAGACTTCGACAGCCTCCTTGAGCATGAGGGGGATATTCGCAGTACGGGTGACATATGGTTTCGGAGTCATGGAAGTACCCTTTCTGGGTTACGGGGAGTGATTGCCGAAGCGGCTCGAAAGGCCATCGCTGCTGGCCCTCCTACGGAGGGCTAAAGAATCAACAATCCCCGGGGAGTTGCGATACTCCCCGGGGATTGGAGGGTTACGACACTGTGGTGTTCTGACGAGCCGCAATGAGGTTCGCCAGTTGCCGAAGTTCTTGGTCAGTCAGAACCCGGGGTGAAATATCCCGGAAAGACTTGACCCGACCCTTGGAGAATCGGCGTTGCCGCTTGTTGAGTTGACTGATGAGTTGGTCAACTTCGACAGGTGACAGGAAGTTCTCTGGCCGAATAGGGGTATTCGGCTTGGAAACGACGGACTCGGAGAAACTATGAGCCATTGGAAAGACCTTTCTTGATTGGGAGGTTGTGTCAGTCGGTGAAAGCATCGTCGGGAATCGAATCATCGGGATAACCCTCGGGATACTCGTCGATGGGGTCATAGTTGTCCTCATCGGCGGCATCATCGAGAGCCTCGGCAGCCTCGGCATACCAATCCTCCCGCTCCTCATCAGTCATCCCCAACTCATCGACTTCGCAGCAGTCATCGTCGAAGTCTCGGAACTCATCGTCACTCATCGAATGAATGCTCATTGCATTACTCCGCAACAAAGGAAAATGCCATTTCGCTACTGGGAAACGGCTGTCCAAAGAGCCATCGCTGCTGCCGCCCCTTCGGGGCGGTCGCGCGATGTATGAAAGAGACTGAGAAACCCAGCGGTTACGACGGGTTCCGATCAGTACCCCCAAGAACAACCCAGTACGACAGGCTTGTTAGCCCGACGAGCCTGTCGCAACATGGATTCAGTACCGCGACCACCGGGAAACAACACAACGAAATCGCAATACTCGGCCATTTTGCGATTACGAATCGGGCCAGCGGCGCGGCCATGAGTCTTCCAATCGGCAGGGAATACGGTGATTGGCAGACCCATAGACTTGGCGAAGTCTTCGCCGCCTTTGTCAGCACCGGTAGCCCCGCCAGACACAATCTCGGTGACTTCGCGAGACAGGCACAACTGTCGAAGAAAACGGCGGTCTGCATCGGTTAGCGAGTAATGGCGACCACCGGCAATAACGAGTTTCATGACAACCTCAAAAGGGTAAGTGGGTATGGCAACCCGAAAATGGGTCTGCCAACAAGCCATCGCTCCTGCCGCCCCTTCGGGGCGGTAAAAGACTAGAAGACTTGAGTCTCCAATCCCCGTAATGCCGCAGGGTTACGACATCAACGACTACTGCTGTGCAATATCTGTGTTTCGATAAAACGCAGAGTTTCGATGGGTTACGAGAGACTTAGAAGACTTCTTGAGCCGCCGAAGGCGGCTTTGCAGCGATGGGCTTCTGGCGGCGACCGCTGCCCTTCGTTCCCCGTCCATTTCCCCAGGAGAATCCCATGAGTCAGTTCGCAACAACGACTACCGGCAACAAGCCTGTTGTCTACGGGTTTGATGCGAGATTGCAGCAGTATTTCCTCGACATTGATATGTGTCCCCTAGTCGGGCCGTTGGCAGATACTTACGGGTCTGCTGCTAACTTCATCAAGAAGTGCATGATGTTCGCCGTGATGCTGCCCAATCGGCATATCAGCGAAGTCTCTGGCGACCTTGTCTTCAGTCGCCTAACTGAAGAGGAGGCTGCCGATAAGCACCACATTGTCCCGACTGATCCGGCAGTCAAAGTGGTTGATATGGATTCAGGCCAGACTGCCTACCCGAGTCACACCGAGTTGCTAGAGAAGGCTGTTGAACTGTCCCCTAATGCCACCATTCGGCAAGACGGCGACGGTCAAATCGTCATCTACACCAACCTTGCTTATTACGAGGGGGACTGATGGCAGGACTAATCAACTCTTTCAACTATCGAGACGGTATGTCTCAACAGTGCAGTGAGGCTATTCGCCTGCTTCGCCGTGAAGGCTGGGCAGTTGCAGTAGTCAGGCCCGAGGTTGTCGGTACTCCCCACAATCGCGGTCGAATCGAGAAAAGCATGGTTATGGAGGGTGTTCGCCGAGCATCCGAACTGAAACACATGAACTACGGAGGTTTGCGACAGTGACGAAATACCGAGTCATGCGAAAGCGGGCTTACTGGGTCAAAGAGATTGTGGAGATCGACGCTGACTCATTCGAGCAAGCAGAAGAACTGTTTTTTGACAACTTCGATCCTGAACTGGTGATCGAGGGAGTATTCGATTTTCATGGACAAAGGTTTGAGACACCTATGGAAGTAAAGGTCATATCAACCAAAGAAGGAGGTGAGTCATGACACATACCCCTGGCCCCTGGCATCAACATACCCAACACCCAGAGCGAATCATTCTCAATGGTTCCGCTGGATATGAGGTTCATCATGCTTGGGATGAGAACCTCGGCCCTAACCCCGCTGATGTCCGACTGATGGCAGCAGCACCGGAGTTACTGGCTGCCCTGAAGGCACTCGTCAATCACTGCGTCAGAAACATCAATGTCGATGTGCGGACTTATGCAAGTATCCTCGCTGCTGCTGACCGGGCGATCTACCAAGCAGAATGGGGTAGTCCGCAAAAAGAACCAGCAGAAGGAGGTGAGTCATGACACATACTCCTGGCCCCTGGTTTGTTGCCAGCAATCATGACGATGGTGGAGTCTTGTCTGACTTCGGTCGAATGAGGGATTCCCAAAACGACGAAGCAGAGTGCATTCTTGGTGGTGGTGACGATTATCAATCGCCATGCAAGAACACCCCTCCCGGGCCTCGGGTTATCTGTTGGACACAGATGAACGAGACTCCAGAGGGTGGTGACGCGATCACTGATGAGGATAGGGCGAATGCCAATCTGATTGCGGCAGCACCGGAGTTACTGGCTGCATCTAAGTGCGCACTGGCTGACTTGATGGGGATGTCGGACTTAGTAGAAGAAGGTCATCCTTGCTTTGCGACTATCGAAGAACTCCAAGCCGCCATAGTCAAGGCAGAAGGGAGGGAGTGATGATAAAGCCTTTTACTTACACTTGCATTCGGATTGCAGACTTTTGTGAACACAACGGACTCGACCTTGACGAGGTACTGTGGGAGATTTCGGAGTGTGATGTGGCGTCGTTTGGCGACAACTACGACACCCTAATCACAATACCCCAGTTAGAGAGTGTGCTTCAGGATATTCTCGACGAGGATGGCCTCAAGGCTCTCGACTACGGAGTCAAGGACATCCTGACTACTCGCATTAGTCTGGGGTCTTGATATGAGTTGGGCTGACCAATGCAAGTATTCCAAGCCGTTAGTGGAACACCTCTGTATGTATTGCAAGTCTGAGATGGACTTCGACAGAGTGATGTTTCTACAGGAGACAGGCAGACCTTGTGTGTGTCTGTCATGCTCCGAAGAATCACCCAAGTTGACCCTCATGGAATATGGTCACAAGACTGCCGGGTATCTGGTGGTTGTTGGCAAGGGTGATGAGGATAAGGCGATTCGTTGTTATCGCCGAAGTAGATGAGTCTGGCTAACGCCCCGAAGGGGCGTCTGTAGCGATGGCTTTTTGCAGCGGCTTCGACGCCGCAGTTTTCTGTTTTTCCCCTTTTGAAAGAGAGGTTTGTCGATGGCTAAGAGTCGTGCCGAAGTGTTGGAGAGTCTGAAAGGCATCTTCAGTGGTAAGGAAAGCCCCAAGAAGGGAGGTCAACGTCCCGCTAAGGATGCGTTTCCTCGGCCCAAGTCTTCTGTTGTCGCTGTTGATGACGAGGAAGAGGAGGACGAAGACGAGTTGGAGGAGTCCGAAGTCGAAGATGAAGAGGAGGAAGCCGAGGATTCGGAAGACACCGAAGCCGAAGCCGAGGACTACGAGTCTGATGATGATGACTCCGACGATCTCGATGATGACCAGTACGAGGAGGAGGAAGAGGACGAGGAGGAAGAGGACGTTGATACGTCACCTGTCGAAGACCTTCTCGACCGCGTCGAGTCTCTTCTGGACTTTGTTGCGGAGCATCATGCCGCACTGAAGTCCTACCTCGATCATCTCAAGGTGAGTTGATCGACAATCGTTCAGTAGCCCCCCCGATTGCCCTTGTTTTCAAGGCTTTCGGGGGGGCTTTTCTATTGCTGCTCTTGACATGGGGTTCACCTTGAAGGGTGAGCCTTTTTCTTTGCCCATTCACCCCGTTTATGAGGTTTCCAAATGATTCGTAAGACGATTACCGATGACGGTGTTCAGGTCTATTGGGACTCTGCGAAGGCTCCCAGGTCTGTCGTTCGTAAGTCATTCCGGGCCGCTGGCTTCGACAGCCTTGTCCCCCTCTTCGATCCTGTCGAGTGTCTCAAGCGAGTCGCTCATGACATTGTCGAGGTTGCTGGACTGAAGGTTCGCGGCCAGCCTATCGAGCCGAAGCAGTTGCGCCGCGATGTTGTCGGTGTTACTGCTGTTCGGGAGATCAAGGGAGCGAAGCGTAACGACTATCGCAACCTGTTCTCTATCGGCTGCACTGGCACCAACGCCGAGGACTTCGAGGTTCGGTTCTTCGACGTTGACCCCGTCGAGGCTCCCGATATTGCCAAGAACTTGCAGGCTACCGAGCAGGCTGCCAAGTCTTTGTGGTCTGGGCACAAGGATTGGATGCCTGCCCAGGACATCACCTCTGCTATCCGAGGACTGTTGTTTCGACTGCATGGCACCATGCTGAAGAAGTCCGGTGGTGTTTACTTCCTGCCGGAAGAACATCTCCAGACTTTCGAGAAGGTTGTCAGTCCTATCGAACAGTCTGAGTCCGAGTTGTGTGTGACCACTTGTTCGTTCGACATTCAGGCCAATCAGCGCATGTTCGACCGACTGCTGGCTGCCCTGGAAGCGGAAATCTTGGAGCAGACTTCCAAGATGAACGAGGACATTGCGAATATGTCCGACAAGTCGAAGAAGATGCGGCGTAACGGCATCGAACGGCGGCTCTCTGACATCTGCCGCTGGACTGACAAGGTCGAGTATTACGAGAAGTTGATGGGTACAACGATGCCCAAACTTCGCGAGGCGATTGACACTGCCCAGTATGCCATCGGTGTGCATGGTCTTGTCTCAATGGGGGCTAACTCTTGAGTCTCCCAACCGTCCTTACGGACGGTCAGAAGCGATGGCTTTTTGCCAGCCGACCGGCGAACCGGTACGGCATTTCATTCCTACAACAAAGCGAGGTTCACAAATGGTTACGACTGCTGCCCCCCGAAACATTCGGGGTGGCGAAGTTCTCATCCCCAACATGGCATATCACATTGCCATTCAAACCCGAGTCCCGGCCTTGGCCTGGGGTGGTACTGGTGTTGTCAAGACTCAAGGCAATGCCGCTCTGGCTAAGGCATTGGGGTTCAAGTTCTATCCTCTCATCGGTAGTTGCCATGCCCCCGAAGACTTCGGCGGTATCCCGTTCCCGGTGTTCAACGAGGGTCACACCGAACTGCTGCCAATGAAGTGGGTTCGCAAGACCCGCGATCCGTATTGGTTCATCTTCATGGACGAGGTAACGACCATTCCGATTCAGGTTCGCCCACCGGCTCTTTCAATGTTGAGCGAACGCCGCATTGGTGAGTGTGTTATGCACCCCACCACTATCATTTGTGGTGCCACCAATCCCCCGGAGTTGGCTCCCAACGCCGCTCCACTGGAGAAGTCTTTGCTCAATCGCTTCTATCACCACAAGTGGGAGTTCCCTCTTGCTGAATGGGTGAAGGGTATGCGACAGGGGCAGAACTTCGACGAGCCGAAAGTGACTATCCTCCCCGACAACTGGGAGACTTACATCGGCAAGTGGTCAAGCCTCGTTGGCAACTTCATTATGTCTCGTCCTGAAATGGCCGAGGAAGATCATTCCAAGTGCGACGATGACCGACTGTCATTCGCATCACCCCGGGCTTGGTCAAAGGCTGCCCTGTTACTGGCTGGTGCCGAGGCTTGCGATGCTCCGGTCGAAGTCTATGTGCAGTTGTTGTCTGGCATGATTGGTGAGGCGAACGGCAGTGAGTTCGTTGCTCATCTCCATGCTACTGAACTGTACAGTCCTGACGAGATTCTGAACGGCGACGTTACTGTCGATTGGCAGAAGAGTCGCTTCGATGTTCTGGCCTGTTTGCCCAGTGCTATCGTCGGGGCAATCAAGAGCGAGAACAGCGACAAGCGTTTCAGTAATGCCGTCAAGTTCTTCGTCGAACTGTGTGAGCATGAGGCCGACCTTGCACTCTATCCGCTACTGGAACTGATGCCACTGATGCCCGATGGACACCGTCTTGACCAAGATGCTGCGGTCAAGTTCTCCGGTGTCGTTCGTCAAATGGAACAGGGGGTGAACTGATGGAGAAGATGACAAGAGATCGTCTGATTATCGCCAAGGCTAAGGAGCGATGCCGCCAGTGGATGCCCTACTTGCGGCGTTTGTTCCTGCCGATGCGTTGTATTGCCAAAGACAACATCCCTACTGCGGCAGTCGATAAGTATTGCCGTATGTATTACAACCCGGGATTCGTCAGCAAACTGACTGTCCCGCAGATGGCTTACGTCATTCTGCATGAGGTTCTTCATGTGGTGCTATCACACCACAAGAGAACGGCCAGGATGGCCCCCAATGCTGACAAGCAAACCCTGTTCCTTGCCAACATCGCTCAAGACCTGTGTATTCAGCAGGCTTTGCAGTCTGACGTTGGCTGCCATGAACCGGAAGACATCGTTCGCATTGACCAGTGGACTCATATCGACGGCATCGAGCCGGGTATGACCAGTGAGCAATACTTCTACGCTCTCCGCGAATGGTACGAGAATCGGGAGGACGGGGAGCCAACAGAAGGCGAAGACGAGTCACCCTCGGAAGACTCCGAAGAAGGCTTAGGTTCTCCCCAAGACTCCGAGTCAGACGGCGATTCGGAAAATGATTCCGATGGCGATGAAGACTCCGATGGGGATGGTGAGTCATCGGCAGATGACGGTGATGAAGAGTCTGACGAAGACGGCAGCGATGGCGGGCAGTCTTCGGAAGACGATGATTCCGATAGCGATGCGGAATCGGAGGCGACCGGCAGCGGTCAAGGTGAGTCAGATTCCCAATCGGAAGTAGACACTTCGGGTATGCCAGCGATGGGGGATATTTGTAATCCTGCCCATGCTGGTTCCAACTCTGACGGTGAAGAAAAGCCTTGGGAAGACCCGCCGACTCTCGCTGATGTTGCCAACCAAGAGCGGGCTTTGAGGGAAGTCGAGAAAGACATCGACGAATGTCAGAGTCTCGGGGCTGGTGGCGGCGGGATTCGTCAGTCACTCAAGGCTCGGCTGCATCCTCTGCCAGACCCGTTCGACGAACTCCGTACTGCTGTTGGTCGGACGCTGGTGGCGGCTGCTGGCGATCCCCGGAAGACCTACCGCAAGTATCCCCGTCGCACTCTTCCCGGTGATGGAAGGCTCATGGGCACTGAGCATATCCAGCCGGAAGCGGTGATCTTGCTAGACACCAGTGGTTCTATGGAGTCTAGCGCAATCAAGGATCGAGCCTTGACGATTGTCGCCAAGGGTATCTCGCGATTGCAGAATCCCCGTATCGTTTGTTGCGACGGGGTGGTGCAGTCTGAGAACCGGGTGGCGAATATGTCCCGGTTTACCTGGGACGGCGGTGGCGGCACTGATATGACAGCCGGTCTTCTCTACGTCCAAGAGAAGTACAACCCCGACGCTATCGTCATCATCACTGACGGTATCACCCACTGGCCGACCGAAAAGTTACGGGCCAAGGTTATCTGTGCTTTGTGTTGTGGTGCTTGGGCAGAACGAGTGCCGAAGTGGCTCAAGACTGTGCATCTATATCGGGAGCAACACAAATATGCTCTCTGAAATAATCACTGTCGCTGTACTCATTTACGTCTTTTCAATCTTACTCTCTAACGAAACGGGACTATGAACAATCTGTGCAATATGGAATCTTACTACCAACAGTATTGGCGGTGGGGCGATGAAAAGAATTTTCGGCGTTCCCTAGATAATGCCCATAAAGTGCGGCCTCGATGCGATCTGAATGATTGGACGCTGGCCGATGCTGCTAGGTTTTGGATTGGCAATAACGATGGCCTGTTGGAATCTATGGAGACGTTCGACATACCCGATGGGTTTGTTGTTGTTCTTGCTGCCACCATGATTATGCGGAGTTGCGCAGCAGAGCATCATCGCCGTTATGTGGATAACGGGGTTCAACACATGTCCTTGGGGAGGCCGCTAGCCAACAATGCGTACTTCCCAGTGTACTGTGAGCGACTTCAACAGGATGCCATTTTATCTGACCCGATTTGTAGGAGTCCTGAAGACAACAAGGTGACGCAATCTCACTTTTGCAGGAGTTTGTTTCGGGCTATTACAGAACATGATACTTGTACCCATTTCTTCTCGATGGATATTCCTACTGCCCGGGAGTATTGCGCAAGAACGCACTGCACTGCCAATGACAGTTCTATGCCCCAATGCGTACCCCAGGTTATGTGGGAAAAACACCCCGAGTTCTTCACCAGTGAGCGGCTGAACTACCAAGGTGTGTATCACCTCTGGCCCGCATTTCGGTCTGCACTCACCAGCGAACCTCCAACAATTTCTATCAAGCGGCAGCGCAGTCACAAACTGGTTCCTGTGGTTCCGAGAATGACTGTCGAAATTCTTGAGTCCTTTCGGATGAACTGTCTTTCCTATGTCAAGGAAGCCGGGGAGAGATACTTTTTTCGCGAACAGTTGAAAGAGATTATCGGAGCCGTAGGCCAATGTAGGTTGCAGTACCGTTTCATACTGAGTGCTACTGGCAAGGATGTGCAGATGTACTTGCGTAAATTCGACCTGACTTTCCTGCGTTTGTTGTGTTGGAAGTGGAAAGTAATGAACCCGCTCTGTGATAACAACAGCCTTCATTACTGGGGACTTGAGCAAGATCAGTGGTCATCTCTCGCGAAAGACGTTTATTTGTGGGACTCTGAACCCCTTACTTACTGAAGAAAGGATATGCCATGTCAGGCAAGAAACTGCCGATGATTCGTCTTACCCGTCTCTTCCCTCTAACTGACCCCAATGTTCCCAAACTGGTTGCAGACTTGGGCTTTGAGGTCGCTCTTGTCGAACCGCCAAAGACTCGCCCCGAGAAAAAGAAAAAGGCTAGTCGCCGTAGACCGCCGGTCGCCCTGACTAAGGAGCGGCTGGCCGAGTTTCGTAGGGCTAGGAACGGTGGCAAAACTTACGGGCAGATCGCCAAAATCTTTGGCGTTACTCCTGCCCGCGCTTGGCAGATTGTGAACAAGGGGAAATGAACATGAACTTCTTCATCCCCCGCACAACCTTTCAGATTGCCAAGTCTGATGGTGCTGATGCCAAGTCACATAGGGAGTTTGCATCAGTGATGATAGCGGCAATGGAGGCCGCTTGCGACCATTATGGTGGCAGTCTGAGGGAGATTGACCCGTTCACCCCAACGCTCTTGATGATGGAGGCTGAGTGGGCTGAGTTGCGTATGCCCTACTACAACCTCTGGCCCTCTATCATTCCTGCCCTAACTAAGTTGCGGCTGGACGTTGATGCTAGTCACTTCAAGTTACCAGTATCACCCTTACTGATTAGGTTTCCATCGACTGTCCCGCACCCGTTGCGGTGGAGTTACGATGGGCAAGAGTGGGTTGTTCAAACCTTATTGGTTGATGACCAACCTGTCCGTATGTGCGAGAAACTTCGGCATCGGCATCCCGATCTGCCGAACGGCTCCGATGTACCGGCACTGTCTTTTTTCGTAGACATTGACGAGCCGGTTGAAGGCAATGAGATGTTTCGACAGAAACTCTACAAGCATTGTCTCACCCTCCCGGGCTGGAGTATTGAGCGTAGTTTCTCGGAGATACCAGGGCACTCCTCTGCTGATAGTGGTGTTCAGTATCCAGACCATATCGTTCAAGACTTGGCGAGGATCGTCTGCACCCTCTGTCTCATGGCAGATGACCCACAACTGGTAGTGCCAGATGTTCTATCCAAGGACAAGCAGAAGTTCGCCGAGAGTCGCGACAGCAGGCTGGTAGCCAAAGCCCACAATCGGGGCAAGGTGGGCTGGAACGTAGGGGCAGACATCGAAGTCTCGCCACACTACAGAAACGCCAGCCCAGCGGCTCTCTACTGGACGGGACAGGGGAGGAAGGTGCCTCGCATCCGGTTCCGCAAAGGTTGTTTCGTACACCGGCAGCGTATGTCAAGTGTTCCGACAGGATACCTCTTACCGCAAGGAGAAAAGCGTTGATCTATGACAACAAGGTTTATGCCCCACACTTCGGGGTTTGGAATCTGGTGGAGCGACACCTACCCAAGATGGGCGAGGTAGTTCTTGGAATGGCCTGTCACAAGAAGGGTGGCCCGCAGGTTTTCCTTTGCGAATGGCGAATCGTTGAGGAACCTTCCGACTACAACTCCGAGCATCTATTCGCTGTAGGCGACCGGGATGCGGAGGAAGATGTAAGCATTGCCGATCTGCACATGGCGGCATGGTTCCTGAGTTTCTACGAAACGGAATCAAGCGGCCAGTTGACGCTCCCCAATGTTTTGTTCTGGGCAGAAGCCCGCTTCCTTATTCAAACACCGCTGTCTGTGTGTGAGGAATGTGATGCACTCCACTGTGACTTCGGTGACTGCGATGAGGAGGATGAGGAATGAAACCCACAATCAAGTCTGCGGTTGACATAGCAAACGCCGCCAAGCAAGCCCGCAATGCCCTTCCCGTTCGGGATGACTTGTTCGCCAAGGCATGGCGGCGAGTTCAAGCATCGCCTTGCCTGCTGCAATACGAAGAAGAACTCCTGGCTGACCCCGGCGATGACGATAATCTGCGGTGGTTGGTCAGTGCAAAGGTTAGCGACCTTGTTTACTGGGCAGAACTGATGCGGAGGGATAGCAATGAAGAGATATGAACGTCAGTACGAAGACTTGCAGTCTTATGCGTATCGCAAGGCTGGCTGGAAGAAGCATCTTGTCGGCAAGAAGATGGTGAGAGCCATCGTCGCCTCTGCTTTGTACAACTGGCCTATCGTCGCACTCAAGGATAGGTCGCTGAACTCGGAAGTATCCGACAAGTTGCAGAAGGAAATCTTCTATCAACTATCTATTGCCCAGTACAAGCGCAACAGAAAGCCGTTTGGTTCTGTGTGGATCATCATCTTGTCGGCAGTGATAGGGCAGATCGTTCGGGCTATGATCGAATGGTATTGGAACAGGGATAGCGGGAGGGCTGGGTTTGTGTTTGCCAATCTGAGGAACAGTGACTTGGTACATGGGGAATTGAGATATGAGTAGGAAGCAAGAGATTCGAGCCGCTGGGAAGCGGGAAAAGCAGATTGGGATTCTGACAATGATTGCCAATCACATTTGGAATTACGGCTATCAACCTACGTTACGGGAGATTGCCGCAGAGTTGGGCTGGGAAAGCCCGGGGTATGTTCAGACACTTTTACAACACTGGTTTGAGGAGACAGGAGATGGCAGAGTCACAATGCGTAGTCGAGCAATCGACTTCAATTGGAGAGAGTACGTTACCGTCGCTCATGTATCATGGGACATCGAGCGACCGGCTCGGAACAATACTTCCCGCCGGTCTAAGGCCAAGAGGGCGAAGAAAAAGCCGGTGGGAGCAGTATCCAAGTAGACCGGATATGGTCTATCTGACAACGGCATACGCTACTTACTACGGTTCGGCCCGCTGCCCGGTCGATGCTTTGCAAGTCATCGTCGAAGTTGACACAACGCAACTCGACGCAACCAAGTTCTTTCCTGACGAAGACTTCGTTGCCCAAGCCCTAGCACACCAGACCGGTAGGGCACTTGCAGATGTGCATGAAGAAGTGCGGGCAGATTTGGATGGCTACCGCCACCACTATGCTGATAGTGTGAAAAGTCTGGGGAATCTGGCTTACCGAGGGGTCATTCCACCGGAGGCGATTAGCCGTTATGCCATCTTGCCTGACCCAGTAGCGGGAAGGCTGGCGTTGATTGTTGATCCCATAATTTCCCCGGTCAACTACAAGTTGTGTGGCGAGTATTACCGTCAGGTGACTGCTTGGTTGTTTGGTGACCTAGAGAACTTCCCATTGCAATGGCCTGTGTCTTCGCTGCCGGATGATATTGCATCTGAATGGGTTCGAGGTCGCGTAGAAATGAACGAACTCCGCAAGACCATCCTACTTGTGAAGAGAGGTGCCTAATGAGAGACCCGGGTAACCAACAGTTTCTTACAAGAATACTGAACCTAGAGAAGCAGATACACCAGTGCGTCGAGAGGCGAGCCGAGGAGGCGGGGTACGCGATTATCGGCGGCGAGATTCCTCGCTACATCGGCGACGGGATAGAGATGAACGGACAGAAGTATGCCCTGGCTGCACTATGTTTAGCCATTACTTCCCAGTTCGCTCAGGAAACTACCACCGTCTCAGAGACGCTGGAGACGATGAAGTTCCTGCTAGACATAGGGTGCCTGCGAGACAGGGAGTTTGAGTCTCTTCGTACTGTCCTGAATCAATTGCTATCTATCCAAGTCCCTGGTCTGGAGGAAGACGAATGAGTGTGCCTTCAATTCTTAACCAAGCAGAGATGATGGTGATTGCCTTGAGTGCATACCAAATGTTGTACCGGGGCAGCGAGGACAGGATCGTTGTTGGGCTAACACCGCAGCATTGCAGCGCAATACGGGCAATGCTTCAGGACGATAACTTCAAGGCAGTCGCACTCGATGCTTGGAATGAAGTATTCGTTGAGAGAGAAGGTGAGTTGTATGACGCTGTTCGGGCTGCGATGCAGGAGTGCGGTGTTTGGGACTCGTTTCGCGAAGTCTGTGGAGACAAGCGGTGAAGAAGCAGCGACCTGGGCTGGTCTATGGTTACGGGCGGCACTCCACCCACAAGCAAGACTTGACCCAAGATGTTCAGAAACAGCGGTGTTACGAATACTTCCAACGGAGCCTGTTGGGAGACGGGTGTATTTGGCAAGGGTTCTATTACGATACCGCTGTATCTGCTGGGAGAACTTCGTTTGCTGAAAGACCGCAAGGAAAGATGGTCTTCCATTCCCTCCAGCCTGGGGATCACCTAGTCTTATCCAGGCTCGACCGATGCTTCCGTTCTGTTCTGGACGGGGTCAATGTGATGGAGATGCTTGAGAAGAGGGGAGTGTATTTTCATTCGCTCGACCTGAGTATCGACACTAGAACCCCGCTCGGTAGGTACGTCCGCAACATCTTGCTGGCTGGCGCAGAGTTGGAACGCGATTTAGCCAGGGAGAGAGCCAACGAAACAATTGCATACTTGCAATCACAAGACCTCCCTTACACTAGGGTTGCTCCGATTGGCTGGAAGATCGTTCGGAGAAACAAGCGTCGGGAGTATCGGGTAGACCAAGAGGAAAGGGATTTCGTAGAACTGCTGCGGGAGGGCAGGGATGCCGGTGCTTCGGTCTACGATCTTGCCAACTACTGCTGGAATACCCAGGAACGGTTTGGGACGAGCCGGAACTTTGGGAACCTGTCTGCCATCAAGTGGGCTTTGCAAGCCCATGCACTTGGCTTCCCCAAGGTTGTTGGTCGAAGAAGGATAAACAAACTGTGGCGGGAACAGCATGATGCTGGCCTGCTTCCCCAGTTCTAAGGCAGATCGCTCTCTGCCTGACGCAGCGACTTGATCGCTGCTTGTACCCTCCGCTGAATAGTGCGGGGGTCACACTGCTGCTCGTATCCCAGTTGCTCTAGGGTGACTTGCTCTATGAGCCGATCTTCGAGAAGCACTCTGTCTTCCGCAGACAGCAGCCTCAATGCCCGCAGTGCCCGCATTTCCTGGCGGGTTCTGTGGGTGTTGGGGGTGGGGTCTAGGATTCTTTCTGTCGGGATATATCTGCCGTCCTGCCTCTGTTGCTTCAGGACTTCCCGATATAGGGCATGGCGAATAGCCGAAGAGAAGTATGTGCTGACTTGGCTCTTCTCTGGACTGTAGGTAAATGCCGCGAGACAGATCGCATGATTGGCAACACTGTACAGATCGACCCTCTTGATCCAGGGGCGCAGGTCTGGATTGCGCTTGATGAATGTCCGCACCGCTGGCTGCACTACTTCGGCAGCCTCTTCTACATAGCGGCGTTGCTTGTTATTCAGTCGGCGGGGCTTGCTCTGGCGCATCGGAATGTACTCGGATAAGTGTGTCGAGTTTCGCGCCGATCAATTCCAGCCTTTCTGTATGTCTTTTTTGCCCGTCTACTATCTGCTCCACCACCTCAAAATGTGCGTCCAACAACGGTTGGACGATGTCTGTCTTGAGCCAGTAGCCCACAATGAGCAGAAGTAGGGTGGGTACACCGAACCGCTCTGCTACCCGGAGTCCGAACTCGGCGTAAGGACTGAGGTGGTGGTGGCTTGTGGACTGCGAGGGGCGAGATTCAACTCGCACTGCTGCGTCTGACATTTCTGCTGAACCTGGGTGGGGGGGTGGCTGACGGGGGGTTCCACAGTAGCGATTCCAAATGCCACTGCTGCTGCTACTAGGACGTTCATACAATCCCCCCCAGCCCCCAGTTGGGCATGATCCTGGCGGGCCAGCCCGCACTGGCCCCCATCGCTACTGCGTAACGATTGTCTAGGTCTGTCCACTTCGCCCAGAAAGAACCATGCGGAATCTCTATGTCTGTTCCTGGAATACCCCTCTCACCTGAAATCCAATTGTTTCCCCAAGAATTGATAACCAAAATCAGACCACAACCCTCTCGTTCTATCGTCTCTGGCCGGTCATCAACCGCACCATAGGCCATAGCATGATGCCAAGTCTGCCTGCTTCTGCTAGCAACACCGTACTTGTTCCGCGTCTTCTCGAATGCCTCTGATCCGCATGAGGAGATGGCATTTCCGGTAGCCAGCATATCTCGCACCGACTCATAGGTGCGGCAGACCGTTGTGTTCTGGCAAAGATTCTCTTGCCCCTTGGTAACTATCTCTGCTGGCGGGCTGAGTCTCCCCCATTTCCCTGCAACCTGGGGAGAGTATTTCGTTAGGTCGAACCCCAGTTCTGGGTAGTCTCGGCGAATCCACATCGCGCTTTTTGTCAGTGCTATCTCTGCTGCCTCGGCGCACTGCCAACCCTCCCCAGAATGACCGCGATACCAGTATAGGGCTTCGCTACTAATGCAGCCTGACCGAACTGCCTCGTCTGACAATTCTGGGATACTGTGCTTGTCTGGGTTAGACCCATACTGGAGTTCGTACATATAAGAAATCCAGATCGCAGTCCGCGTCGAGAAACTGACGCAGTCGCCTCGCTCCTGGGCGCGACCGGGAATAGCCTCTGGGTATCTGTCGCTCACCGCTCGGTATGGCAAACTGAGTTTCCCTTCGCCTGCACCATAGATTCCATACTGGGAACAGGCATCCTCCGCGTATCGGTTTTGCCCTCTGTCCTCAATGGTCTTGAGGAGATGCTCGGCCCCGGCGGCATCCCAGTACGCTCCTTCAAGGCCGCGCTCATACGCCTCCTCGATCAGCAGCGGGTCGCTGGCTATCAATTCGCGGTCGCGCACAGTTCTGCCATCCGCGAGAGGGTTGATGCGATTTCGCTACGCAAAGAGGGATTCATCAGCACCTCCTCCTTGCCGACGCCAACGTCCAGCATTCGCTCTATGGCGGCAGACAGTCCGGTAGTAGGCTGGTTGTCTCCGATGCCTCGCCAGACAACGAGCAGCCCCGCCCGATGCCCCCTGCGGAATGCCTGGGTATCGACAAGGGTGGGTTCCGATAGTTCGCCGTCCGCAACCACCGCGCGGGCGAGCGCACCATAGAACTCGCCGAGCAGCGTCCTGTCCGCTGGCTTGAGTGAACTAGCCTGTTCCCAGAAGTCCCGCTCTGCGTCAGTTAGATGCTCGGGAACTACGACCGGATTGTCCGGGACAAGCGGGCCTAGCGGCAAACCGTTAGGCAGCCTGTGTCCGACGAAGACGGCCAAAGCGGCCAGCACAAAAAAAATTTGTGTTGAACCCAAAAATTTTTGGGAGGCACTATTTGGTGGCATTTGTTTTGACTGCTTTTTCGGGCGTTTTTATCGCGATGTCTGTACGCAAAACATTGTTCGGCTCGCCGCCAAGCAGCCGCCAAATCAGTTCGCGCGCGAGCGGGACACACTTATCTGAATCTTGGGTGCCCTTGGCCTCGTCCGAAAAACGCATGAGCGTTGTTACCCACTCCTCATGCCAGCCCAGCGGGACGGCAGGATCGCTAGGCTTGCCCGGTGCCAAGATTCCTAGCAAGGCAGCCCTATTGCTGTAGCCGTACCATAGGATGGCGGCGGCAGCGATGGCGATGTAGCCAAGATATTCAGTCGGTTGCATTCACCCTCTCCATCAGCAGGCAAATTTGGTCGCACAGATAATCTACCAAAGCCTTGCCCTCTGGTGTGACAACGATGTCTTCGATCAGTCCGACAATGCGGTCATCATGTTCAAATGGGGTTTGTTTGGCAACCCATTCGATGATGTCGATAACTGCGAGAACCCGCTTCACACCGGGGGGTGAGTCGGGCAGAGAGGTAATCATTTGCAGCAGCGGGAGCAGTTGCAAAAGCAATTTGAGATTGGGCATCTCGCACCTGTAGAAGGGGAATTCCGTAAGCCCTCTGTATATGGTGCTAATTATTTCAAATCGGCAGTGGGTGAGAACGCCGAATTTGAGCGTTGTGCGAGGCTATTCAGATACCATTTTTTGTCTATGCCACAGGCTTCGCAGGCTTCCGAGAATGTGATTAGCCCTTTGTCCTGGCATAGCCAATCTCGTATCGTCCTTCGGCCCCGAATGCGCTCCTTGTTGTGGGTGCGATGCACCAACTCCTGTGCTGATCGCAGCAGCATCGCAGCGCAAAGCGACCGCCACCCCCCAAGCAACTCATCGTCACTGAGCCTCTGATCCTCTGCATCCATGCCGTGCCTCCAGTGTTGCAATCTCCCTCTCTAAATACCACCGGGCCTTCTTCAGGTCTTCCAGTTCGCTCGTTTGGCTCTTGCGTCCAGCCCTGGCGACATACTTGATGACGTTGCCTCGGCAGAAGTTCATTGTTTCAGTAAGGGTGATGACGCTTGCCCCGTTCGGCATATCGTAGTAGTCCCGGTCTTCCTCGCTCGTCATTCTCCCCCCCGGTAGTGAATAGTGATTGCCCCGTAAATGGCCCAAAAGATGCTGTCATGCTCGGTATGGATGGGAACGCACACCTCATGGCGAATGGCATGGGCGTACTCCTCTATAAGCGTATCTGCCATTACCTCGTCACTGGCCTGGGCTATGCGAATCCTAACCCGATCACCCTCGCATTCCATCTCGCCATGCAGTCCCGGCAGGCTGGACGGCGGCAGCACCCTGACTGTCGTTTTACGTCTCAGCGGATAATGCCGACGTAGCCATCTGCACAGTCTCCGCATTCTCATAGGCATGGCATAACACCGGTAGGTCAGTCACCCTAATAGTCAGCAGCCATTCGGAGCGAGAACGACGATGCATGAGGACGGGAGTCCTTCTGCCACTTTGAGATATGGCTATCTCCATAGCCTTAGTCACATTCAATCGCTCATTTCGCTTGACTTCCCACCACAATTGCGGAGTCTGCTCCACCCGTAGATCGGCAGAATCGGCAGTCCCGCAGTGCTGTTGTGTCCTGCCGCACACCCAACCGAATAGATCGCGCAGAAACTTCGCGGCTTCCAGTTCTCCGTTCTTCCCTTTTCGCCGAGAATTCAAGGCCATGCTTTCCCCCCTCCATACCTTTCGGCTAGGTACTCCTCTGGTATCTCTTCAGGCTCATACGGCAGATTTGCCCACCGACGCAGTTTCGCCAAGACTTTAGTATCGAACTCGCCGTCTTCCTCAAACTTGGCCGTCAGGATAGCACCGGGCCTTAGTGCGGGGTAGTCGGCCAGATTGTCATGGACTGCCCGATGGCAGCGATTGCAAAGCAAACACCAGTTTTCTGGTATGTCCTTGCGACCCGGCCCCCCGACAATGTGGTGAACTTCCAGCCAACGTCCCCTCTCGTCTATCTGCCAGTGGCAGACCGCGCATCTCCCCCGCAGCATCACATAGTCATTCTTGTCCAAGTCCTTCGGGAGCCTTATTGTCATTAGGGTGTTTCCTTATCCATCCATCTGCGACCTTGGCATATTGACGTATGTCAACGAATGACAGGTCTTTGGCAATCTTGAGAAATGAATCTGCAAATACTGCGACGGGAACCTCTTGGTTCAGCACACCGTCAACGAGCAGGATGGACACCAACGCATGGGCTAGACCTCGATTGCGGAAATCGGGATCGACAAACCCTTGTAGCGATAGTGCCCTGTCCCATTGAGTGACGCTGACCCATCCGAGGCAATGCAGTGAATCGGTATATGGGTCAGACCAAAGGCAGATCGACATTGGGAAATCTGCTGACTCTGGGCTGTCGCTAGAACCTGCGCTCGACTCTGAGTATTCGACGAAGAATCGGTGCATCTCTGAGCCGGGGTTCGACAGTTTTCTGGCAATTTCGCTGGCTACCCAATCTGGCAATGCGCTACTGCGGGTAGTCTGTATTGTTACACTCATTTCTTAAATCCAATCTAGGATGCTTTCCCATTCGGCGACCGGCATAAACAGAACCTTGTTCAATTGACAGGCCCAACTGAAACTCTTGCGGTCATCAAGTTTCAGTGATTTCTCCTCCAGCGTCCAGTAGGGTTTGGTTGCGGGGATAATCACACCCATGTGCGTCATCGCTCTATTGGCAGTTAGGTAACACAGGAACGGTGTGGTGTATCGCCTTCGTTCTGTTACTCCCATGTTGTAATACTGGTGTGCCGGGATGCTCCGATCCCGCATCTTGTATTCTTCATTAATGTAAAAGGTGGGGTACGGGTAATCGTCCTTGTTGGTGAAGTCGAACTTCCGACGCTTCGCCTCAATGGGGAATCCGTTTAGTGCCATATCGGGGTCAGGATCGGGAGTGTGAGAGATCACCTGTTCGGCTGGCTTTGGTGCGCGCAGCCCAGAGAACCGCTGCCTGAGCAAGCGGTAGACCTTGAACTCCCACTCCTTGCCGTAGTGGATGAACCGCTCAAATTCTGCGTCTGTTCGTCCCATCTCCATGTATATGGACTCCATCTGCGCAAACCCCCGTTCTGCATAGAGGGGGGTGTTCCTTATGCTGGGGCGATACCCAAGCCGCAGGGGACGCCTTATTGGGGGGCTTCCTCTATGCAGTTGCCAGACCCGGGGGGGAGGTGCTGGACTTCGCGCGACCCTGTGGTTGTCCGTCCGATCAAGTTCAGGACGGTTTTGTTTATGCTGGCGACTTTTGATTTCGGGGCGGTGGTGTCGGCCAGTACATGAACACCGCTATATCGTCAGTTGTTTCTGTTTCTGATCTCCCGCTGGATGGCGGCTCGCAAGGGTTCTTTGATCCCGCGCGCCTTGAGTAGCCAGTGCAGCAAACCCGTATCCACCTCTCTGATTAAGCGGCCTCGCTCCTTGCCGAACGGAACTCTCCAGCCTCGCTGGCTTGGGCGGCTCTCGGCCCGCAGGAAGGCCGGTCGCTCGTAGTTGCCGAACTCGACCCCTGCCAGCCAAGCGGCCCTCTGACGCTCTGTGAGAGCCTCCTGGGCAGCCCTCTGTCTGGCCTCCTGTGCGGCCTCCTCTGCCATGAGTTCCCGCTCGACGGCAAGCAGGCGATCCAAGTCTGTTGGCGACATTGGGGTGTCCGGCTTGCGCTTGCCCTTGGCTCTCTTGAGAAGGTCGATTTCTTCCTTGCCTCTGAGTGCGTCCACTGAGGTGATGAGGTCGTTGTGTCTAGATGCGTCCACCAGATCGAAGATTTCAAAGAACGGCTTCTGGGATGCTGCGATAGCGGCTCGACGCTCCTCGGGGGTCGCCAGCCCGACCAGCATGGAGGCGGGCCAGGGTCGAGTTCCGCGTCCAACCATCTGCTGATAGAGCGACCTACTCTTCGTCGGCTTGCAGCAAAATAGTTTTTTGACCATCGGGCAATTCCAACCGGTGGTCAGGCAGCCGACATTGAGGATGACATTCAGTTCGCCAGCCTCAAACATTCCTAGATGCCTGAATCTCTCGTCGCGATCCATCCTGCTGTGGACGATTGCCGCCTCTAGCCCGCCGCGAGCGAGAACAGTCCGCACCCTCTCTGCCTGGAATACCCCTTGGCAATAGACAACGCTCGGCTCTCCCTCATGGTGTTGAAGGACAAGGTTGGCTACGGTCTGGACGAGACTGTCGCGAGACATCTCCTTGGCTAGACGCTCGGCAGAGTAATCGCCGAAGCCAGAGTCGAACCGGCTAAGGTCTAGGTCGCTGGCAACAGACAGCCAGATGCGGGGCGGTACGAGCCAGCCATCCTCGATGGCCTGCTGCAACTCATAGAAGTACGCGCAGTCGCCGTAGAACTCTGTAAGCGGATCGCCTTTGAGCCGGTCTGGCGATGCAGTCAAGCCGATGATTTTGGAGCCGCACTCTCGGAAGACCGAGAGTATGTCCATCGCTCTCTTGCTGTAGTTGAGATGTGACTCATCTACCAGCACAACAGAGACGTTGTGCGTATACGCTTGGTATCGCTCTCGCGATATGAGGGACTTATAACTGGCGACAGTGATCCGCTGATCGCTGATCTGCCTGCCCTGCTCGATGCCACAGGGTAGCCCCCTCGACCGTAGTCGCTCGGCAGTCTGAGCAACCAGAGGGTCAAGGGGGCTAACCACCAGCCCCCGCGACTCGCCAGTAGCGAGGGCTTGCAGTAACATCACTATTATCTCGGTCTTGCCAGTGCCACATGGCAATACCAACAAGCCCCCCGACTTTGTCTCCAGGTGCTTGAGGCACTTGTCAACTGCGGCGATCTGGTAATCCCGCCAACGCACTGACCCCTGGGGTGCAGGAATCGCATGGGTTGGGAATAGTGATAGATTCTGCGGCATCCCTGTCGGACTCCCTTCCTGCGGGCATCCCTGCCCTACTCAATCCCTGCTACCCTCCGTATCGCTCTCGCTCCGACCCAGCGACGTTTAGCCTGCTCCTCCGTCCATCGACTCTGTAGCGACTTCGCTATCCGGCGAATCTCCGCTGGACTTGGCGCGCTTGGCTCGCTTACGCCGAGTCCGCTTTGCTGGAACAGGCTCACTAGCCGCTGTTGGGTCATCCCGTTTCTCCTCGCTACCGCTGCCACTCCCTCCGTCCTCGACTGCTGGTACATCGTCTCCAGTGTTACTTTCGCTCCTGTCATCACTGCTGATGGCATCTGACAATCCCCCTTTCATTAAGAACTCATCTACCCTGTCTGCGAACATCGCCCGCAGAGTGTCCAATTCCGAGAACAGCGAGAGAACGTCACCCCGAAGGGAGACAAAGGCGAGTTGAACCCGCCAATACTGTTCTTCGTCGTAACGCACCAATTCCTCGTTACTGTCAACGAGATTCCGCGCTGCCTCGGCGGCAGTCAGTAACCTCTCCTTGATCTCCAGAAGTTGTGATCCGCTAATCATTTCTGCTCCTTCCTGCTAAGGGCTTGCTTGCGGAAACCTGCCCGCTTGCGTATCTCGTTCATCTCTGCTGCACTGATCTCCTCACTGGCGAGACGCTCTTCAGCCCGCGACAGCAGCGCATCTATGTCTTCGACGGTTGATGCTGCTGCGAGTTTTTTCGCGGCTAGGTCGAGGAGTCGCGTCTTGGAATCCTGGGCGGCAGCGTCGGCGGCAGACTCGCCGTCATCGTCATCCTCTGACGAAAGGCCCAGCATCGAGGCGTAGGCCATGCGCCTCATATATGTGCAGTAGGCAGAGGTGTGCTGTGGGTTCTGCGAAACCTTGATAGGCACCTGACTGCTGACGTATTGGCCCGTTTTGTGTAGCAGCGTTGTGTTGAGGATCAGATCGTCGCCCGCCGGGTGGAACGTCTGGAGGACTGCTAGACCGTTCTCGGCGAGTGGCCCCCGAGCCGCCCGCCGCAAGGCACTGAGGTCGGCGTATTCGCCGTACTGGCCTTTCCGGTTTTTCTTCGGTTCGTCCATTAGCCCCATCGCAAGAACGAGGCTCTCCGACAACTCCTTCAGGTCTTTGCTGCGTTCGACATAGACAAACACCCCATCCGACACATGGCTCTCAAGAGTCCTAATCGCTGGCATCTCAGCCCCCCTTTTCAATAACGGCTCGGATACATTTCCAACTCAGTCATCTGCCCGTAGTCTTCGGGCAGCCAGTGATCCCATTCAGTCCGGTCGCGCATCTCGTCGAGATACCGCAAGACCCTGTCCCTGGCTCGGCGCACAACGGCTGCCGGAAGAGTCACCACATGGCAGTGGTGGGGAAACAGGGTGCTGATGACAACGAAGACCAACCGGTGATCCGGCCAGCCTGCGGCTACAGCAGCGTCCTCATAGACTGCGGACTGAAGGTCGTAGCCCCACTGCTGAACGCTTGAGCGAAATTGCTTTAGCGGGTAGAGATCGCGAGTGGTCTTGAGGTCGTACCAGAACTCCTCTGTCGCCCCATCGCAGCGGCAACGCATTTGGTGACCGTTCAGCGTCCAACGGATGTTGAACTCGGCGTCGATGCGCTTCTCGAATATCTCTGCTGCGGCAGCGTTGCGAAGGATGCCCTGCCATTGGGCCTCAACCTGCTCTAACTCGGCGGGCGTTACGCCAACCCTGTCGGGCGGCAAGCCATCGAGCCACTCCTGCCCCTTCTTGCTCAACGCTCCAGTGGCGGTGATCGCAGACTCGGGGGCCATCTCCAGCGAGTCATGCCACTGCTCGTCGCCTAACTCATGGCGAAGATGGAGAAGTGTCCCAGCGCGGAGGGCCGGGGAATTTTTCGGCGGGGCAGTTCCCGCGATATGCCGCAGGTAGTAGCCCAGCGGCGAATTCGCAAATTCTTTGAGTTGGGAACAGGAGATGCCAGCCGAGCGGTGGTACTCCTCGGCTGGCTGCCTATCTATGGTGACTAGCGGCGACCGGACTTGAACCGGTGACACCCGGCTTATGAATTCGGTGCCACCAGCACCACCCTCAAAAACTGAGGGAGCATCCATCCCCTGGAGAGGGCACCCCCGGGAGGGCGATATGTCCCTTACACTTTCGTCAGTATCAAAAGGCTTGCCTTCATCGCCCATGACTCTAGCGTCCCTGGTTGCTGAGTATGTCGAGCAGAGGGGGGCTGGTGACCGCTACAAAGAATCCCTGCGGCGCACCGTTCGGAAACTGACAGGGTATGGAATGATCCGCGTCTGTCAACTCCGGTCGAGTGCGGTCAATGATTTTCTTTCCAGCCTCGCCCTGTCGGCCACTACCCGAGCGAACATTCGCCGCGAAATCCTGACCCTCTGGCGATACGCATTTGAACAAGCGTACACTGACGAGGCACCGATTCGCGTCAGGCGTATCCGAGTTTGCCGAGAGCCACCGCAGTGCTGGAGCCTAGACACAATTCGCAGGATGCTGTGTCTGGCAGAACGCGATGAGTCGCCAGTTGTCAGACGAGTCCCAGGTCTACAGTGGCGAGATGTGATGCCCTGCTGGATCGCAATTGGCTATGACACTGCACTCCGGTTTTCTGATCTGCTGCATCTCCACCAGCGAAACTACAACAATGGGGCAATCCGCGTAGTCGCCAGGAAGACGGGCAAGCCGACCGTTCGCAAACTAAGCCAATACGCTATCTCGGTTACGGACAGCCTGTTGTCGAAAAGCACAACAGGGGAGTTGTTCTTGTGGTGCGTCACCCGCAGAAGAATGCTGCTGAAGTGGAAGAATTTCCTAACCCAACATGGGATACCGGGATCGAGCCGGTGGTTGCGTCGGTCAGCAGCCACTTATGTCGAGCGAATCTCACCGGGCGCAGCCCCCCGATTCCTGTCGCACAGCAATCCTGACTTAGCCAAGTTTCACTATATTGATGAAACTCTTCTGGCTCCGGTAGCGCAGCCGCCAGCATTACGCTAAATCACCAACTGTAGTTGCAAGACCAATAGCCCGGCTTGGTCTTGTCCTTCTTCTCCGAACAGTTGTGTCGAGATTTGAAGTTGGCTCGTCTGCCAGCATCACCATGCCCCTTTCCCTTGCTGGAGCCTTCCTTGAAGTGGCCCATGCTGGCATCGCCGAACCTGACCAGTTTCTCGACGTTGTTGACGCAGGCTTTGACCACAAATTTCTTGCCGCCAGAAGTCTGTTTCTTTGGCTGGTTGCATTTCAGGGAGTCTTTGAGCGACTTGACGCTATTTCTTTTTGTCACTTCGGCTATCCCTCAATGCCTTTTCGGTAGGTGCCCCCGGCGAACCGGGCTTTCGCATCCTCTCTCCGCTGCCAGCGGCGATTCGCTTCCGCTTGGCATGGATGTTTGCCCAAAGACCCTTCAGTTTCTTGACATTGTTCTTTGCCATTATCGGCTCCCGGCATACTTGCGCTCGTAAAACTCTCTCAACTGCCTACTCAAGTCGCGGCCCAGTGCGTCGAGCCGCTGGGTTTCGATTGGCAGCGTAGGCAGAAGTTCCTTCGGAATGTTGCTAATAGTGAAATCCTGGGCATACGGAGCATTCTGCTGCCGGATTTTCTCTAAGGCATCGAGAGCCTCATATTCCGCATCGACGTTCTGAATCTTTACCCCTGTGAACGTATTGGTCAGTGCCTTCAGCAGACGGTAATTGACATCTGGGATTGACGGGTCAACGAGGTTCGCGGCAAGACTCGCCCCGCGACTACCCATTGGCACAACAGACGCAGCATTGGAGATGACTGACCGCAGTAGCGGGTTGATTCGGGCATACCTGTTTCCAGTAGCCGCCCTATAAATTTTGTCGTAGGGGGTGACTGCCTGTTCCAACGGTCGCTTGCTGAAGAAGTCTCGCCCAGTTGCGAGTTCTGCCACTGAGCGAATGAGGGGATTAGCCTGCTGAAATACCTCGCCAATGGTTTCTTGGCCTGTCCGCAAGGCAGACCCGAGCATATCTGGGGCATATCCCAGTTTGATTAGATTGAGAGTATCAATTCCGGGAAGGTCAATGTCGGTGAGGTACGTTTGGAGTTGATCCTGCCACCCCGGCATACGGACAGCGAACCGCTGTCGCAACGCTGTCGGGATATACGTTTCGTCAGTAGTGGCCTGGGCATCGTTGATTGCCCGAATGGTCTGGGCGTATCTACCGCCAGGATTTCGCAACAGCGACTCGACTGCATACTTACCAATCCTGCTGGTGTAGGCCCACCAGGGAAACAGCGTTCTCCGCATAAAATTTCGCTCGAACTTTGTCAGAGAGCCGTAGTCCACCAGGGCACTCTTCATGCGACGGGATGCCTCGTCAATCGAAACACCCTTGCGTAGCAGTGCTAAGAACCCGCCGACTCGGCCCATCGAGTCGATGCTGTCGCCGAGCATATTGCTGGCGTTGTAGAGGGCATTGCGAGTTTCGTATGTGTTGTTGACCCCCCGAACAGTGGCGAAGTCGCTGAGTTGTTGCGACAAATTGCGGCTGCCGTCAGGCACTAACTGCTTCAGTGCCCGCGAAATGGAGATTGGCGTTGACCCGGGAACGAACTGACTGATGTCGCCCCTGCGGTTAGCGGACAACAGGTCGCTGGTGGCAAGCCCCTGGAGTGTGCCGGTCGAGCCGATGTCGTTTTGGACTTGGGCGATTAGGTTTTTTCCTTTAAGCCCAAGAGCCTTGTAACGAGGGATAGATTCTAGGTAATCGGCAATCTCATCCCATTTCCCGTTGATGAGTTTCGATCCTGCCCGAACCCCCCGCAGTGTTTCCGCTACATCTCCTGTCTCTAGCCAGACAGAGAACAAGTTGCTATAGGCGTCTCTCGCGAAGCGACTCGGCCATGTCAGGACACTGCTCTTAAATAGAGTGGTGAACTTGTCGAACAGGCTGGCGACCTCTTTCTGAGCGTCGGGAGTGTTGTAGAAGGCATCCATCCGCAGGATGCGGTTAACCATCTCGCGGGGGACAGAAATGCTCTTGAGCCGTATTCTTCGCGCCTGAGTGCCGGGTGCAAACTGGGCAGCCGCGAGTCGATCCCTAATGTACTGGCTGGCCTTGCGGCTATTAGGGTCAATCCCGATGGCATCTCCAATTTGTTTCAACGCATCAGATAGCCGTAGGTATTTCCCGCCTGGGATATTCTCCCGACGAGCGATCACTGCGGAATCTACCAGTGCCTCAAATGCACTTTCCGCATTGTTCCTGCGAACCTCTTCGTTGATGATGTAAGACATCTGTTCAACGATGGGATGCGTCCCAAACACCGGGATATTGTCGGGAATGTCTTTACCAAGTGCCCGATAGATTTTTGCTATCTCGGTGCCCTGCCGCTCGGTAACGAGCGGGTTGCCAATGAGTTGGGCTATGTATGCCCCAATCTCTGCTTCTGTCTCCTGTGATGCCCCTTTCATGAAAGCGCGGACGCGAGGGTCGAGACTGATTTGCTGAAGTTGGTATGTGCCGCCCGGAACAAACAGGTCTGGGTTACGGGCAATCTGGTTAGCGATCTTGGCCGAGTACGATGCGGCGTAGCCAGGGGCGTTGACCGCCCCGTCCGTAAAGTCCAGTTCTGGCGTCGATCTTGGGCTGAAGTAGGTGCCGAATGGGTCGCGTAACTCATTGGCTTTCAGTCCAAGGGCTTTGGCCTCGGCCAGTTTTGAGTCAGCGATCTGCCGCCAGCCGACGATCCAATCGTCGAGTTCTGGCATATCCCGCAATAGATCGAGGTCAGTACCAATAGGCTTTCCTTCGATCAGTCGCAGGAGCGTATCTGCCCCCTCGGGACTGAAGAAACTGGTGATTCCAGTTTTCTGGGTGACCGACGCGGGAATGGCGATTTGTTGCAGTCGAGTAGCATGGGCAGTCGCCTCTGACCGGCCAGCCCGCAAAGCCTGTTCCTGGCCTTGATACCGACGCATAGCCATGATTTGGTCGCCCACCTTGGTGGTGTCGCCAACCGCTTTGGAGAAGAACGACGAGGCCAAACGCGACGGGTAACTCCATCGAATGCCAGCCCCTAGCCTGTCGAGGGCATCGGCAGCACCCTCGGCAAACCCCAGTTTGCTCAAGTCATCTGTGCGGCCAGCATTCAGAGCGGCGTTGATGACAGACGATTCGCCGCTAAACGGATTCCAAATTCCCGCTACGCCACCTAGCCGCTGATTGCGGACTTCTGCGTAGGGTGTGTTGCCTAGAGCATTTTGAACGTCTTTGAATGCCTGGAGCGGGTCAGGGGCAGCCTTAACGACTTCGTCCAACGTCGTTGTCATCTGGGCAAGACGCTGTCCCACTAATGGTCTGGTCTGCAAGACAGACGTAGTCGGCTTGAGTCCAGCCTTGCCGATCTCCCGCAGTGTGTATTTTCCTGTGCGGGTAGCGTCCGAGCCTTTCTTCAGTGTTGCGATGAAAGGGGCGTATTTAGTTAGGCCAGCCTTGGCGGCGGCACTACCGGCCTTGGAGTAGGCCGATAATGGCAGCATGGTGAATGCCAGTGGATCGAGGGCCACTTCGGCAGCGAAGCCCGCTGGCGTTGACAGGTAAGGGTTGTCTGGTTTTAGGCCATACGCATCCAGCAACTCCTCTCCCGTAACGCGGCTGTCCCGGTCAAAAGAGAACCCACTGAGGGGGTCACCGGCCAGGATGCCGCGAGTGATCGCACCGGGGGTATCTAGCAGTAACCCCAGTGCCTCAATCGCCTGACCGCTGCGTTGCCCCAGCATCGCCATGTAGGAAGATTTCTCTTCCGGCGTAACGTACTGAGTCCGCTGCTGGTTATTGCCGCGATTGGCATAGATGCCCACTACAAGACCTCATAGCGGCGCGACGGCATGAGGGGCTGGTACACCGCTGGGGCGATATATTCAGGCGCATCGACGCCCAGCATTGCGTTCTGTGGGACAAGCACTTCGGGCTGCGGGAACCCTGGAGCGGCAATCTGGCTGGGGTCGAACTCGGCCACTGCCGGTGGGGCAATCTCCATAGGTTCGGCATTTAGTTGCGAAGCAACGCCCATATTCGGATCGTCTAGCAGTCCTGCCGTAATAGGCATCTGCATCTCAAACCCCATGTTGATCCGGTTGGGTTCAGGCAGTGGATTAGGATATTCAATGGGTTCGTACTCTGGAGTCCTCCAGAGTTGTTGTGGCGACAGCACTGCCGGGGGAGTGCTTTTCGCGTAGGTGTTCCTGGCGGGCTGGGACAGAAGTTGCTGGCGCGAAGGAGTTGACTGCACTGGCTGCGACAAGGGCTGCGACAAGAGTTGTTGACGCGACGGGGTGGACTGAATCGGCTGGTACTGGGCAGCAGAAGGCGTTTGGAAATCTGGCGAACTAGACTGCATTCGCGGGGTGGACGGCGACATAAGCCCGCTGAACAGGGGCGAAGGCATACTGTCCGGTCGCAGTGAACTGAAGTTGGGGCTAAGTCGATTGTCGAGCGATTTCTTGAAAGCCATCGGAGTCACCTTCCAAACATAGCCCTGCCGTAATCGCCGGGTTTGTACTCGGGAATGTCATCTAGCAATTGTTTCCGCAGATTCAGGGATCGCAGATGTTCGGTGTTTCGCTTTTCCTGCTGACGTTCTCGTTCCCGTTGGAGGTACGCTGTTCGGTCTTGGTTGTACCTTTTGTTGCGAGAATAGATGTTCAGGAATGTTGGAATAATGCCCATCGGGTTACTCGCTCATTTGCTGCATACGAATGATGTTGTATTCCACGGCGCGCACCAACAGGCTTCCCAACTGCATGGCTTGGTCAGTGCGCAGTCCAGCCATCTGCTGAACCTGACCCACAACCTGGGCAATCTTCTGCTGTCGGGCGGCGCGGTCAGCCTTGGAGTCGCCGGTGCTGGACTGCGCCAGAATGCTCGACAACTCCAAGATTGCCGGATCGCTTATGCTGGGAGCCTGCCGACTATTGACCCTATCGGCAAACACCACTGCCGCTGCCTGCAAAGCGTTATTAGCGTAACGCTGTTGATACATAGGCTGGGTAGGATCGGGGGTTACTTGTGCTGCGATGAACTGTGCATCCGTTGCCGCTGATGCAGCCCCAGCAATGCCCATAGTCCTAGCAGTCTGGGCGAATGACTGCGCGTCGGTGTAGATCGAGTCTGGCGGCTTTTGGAGTCTCGCGGCAGCCAACGCATTCTCGCGCTCGAACTGGGCCTGCTGGCTTGCATACTGCTGGTTGCTGTAGTCCTGCATCAGAGCGTCAGCCCTAACAGACTCCTGGGCTGCCAAGCCCTGTTCTGTCATCAGTAGTCGCTCTAGTTGGTTGTATTGGTCGCTGCCAGCCGAGACGCTGTCCATCTGCGATTGAAGAGATTGCATCCGCGCCGCCCGCTGTTGGGCCGATTGCCGCAATGCCTGAGATTGCGTAATTCGCCAATCTGGCGGCGGGGCGTCTGTCTCATCGACCGGGACTTGCATCGCAAACCCGGCAAACTGTTTGTCCTTCGGGGGTTCAGCGGGAGCCTGCTGAAAGCCCTCCATTTGCTTAGTCTTGGCCTGCCGTCTTTCCGAGTCCATCATTCGGGCAGTGCTGACGGCCCGGGCCTCGGGATTCTGCGTAATCGGCAGGCTGGTTGTCCCTGTCGAATAAGCGTTTGTCTTGGGTGGCGGCTGCGAGATGCGGCGAGTCGGGCCTACCGACAAATCTGTGTTGTCGCCCCGCATCATGCTGTCCATACCAAAAGACCCGTATTTTGGTGGCAGTCCCACTAGCCTGCGG